GTGTTTTGCGAACTCATAGAACTCCGTCGCGCCGGCCTCCGCCTGGCGCCCAAGGACTGGCCCGAGCCCGTCCGGGGCGATCTGCGCGTCGAGTATGAAAACGGCAAGACAAACAACAGCCGCCGCAACATGCGTGTTGCCACTGTCTGGGTCAACTGGAGCTGCTCCCATGTAATCCCGGGGCCTCGCTTGGCAGAGCCGGTGCTGCTTGACGTCCTGGGGGACGCGATGCTGTGGCGCGGCCATGTCTGCGCGCGCACAGCCGACGGCATCTGCGAATACGAGCAGATGTGGCTCATCCGCCCCATTACCTCCCTCGACGCCGCGCCGCTGAAGAAATTCGATGCCGCCCGTTTCACTCCGAAGCTACCCGAGACACTGCCTCCTCGTTCCGAGACACCCAGCGTTGCAAGGCAGTGGCATGCAGAGCAAGGGCGCGAGATGCCGTTCACACGCTGATAGGAGACAGTCATGCACCCGCCGCTGATTTATCCGACGATTCTCCGCATGCACCCCTGGTTCGGCCAGCCAGAGGAAGAGTTGCTTCCGGGTCGACCAGAGGATTACCGCATCGAGCAGGAGGACAGGGACTGGTTCGTGGTGCGCGGCCCAGGCGGCCAGGTCGTGCACAGCGGCCTCGGCCCGGTCCAGATCCTGCCGGCGCGCAATGGCTGACGGCCTGATCTGGGGCGGCCAGCCGACCACGCCGGGCTGGTATGCCTGCGTCGTGGACTACGGCCGCCTACCCTTCCCTGCTGCGAGGCGATGGACCGGCACCCTCTGGGACGATGAGCGCGGCATCAGGGCATTCGACGGGCCGCACGAATCGGCCGAGGCGGCACTGGACTGGGCCACGGAGCGATGCCCGGAGGATTGAGCACGGCACAATGCCGGCCATGATCGATCCGACACATCCCAAGCACACAGTCCACCAGCGCGTCGTTGCTGGTTTTGCCGGCCACTGGAAAGCACACGGCAGCGACAAGTATCCCCAGCGGTTCAGGTTGCCGCCCGAGGAGCTCTACCATCTTGACCACGTCATGCACAAGGGCGAGCACCCGGGAATCATGTGGGGCGTGCCGCTCGAAGCCGATCCCACAACCCGGGGCGAGATGGTTGCAATCGACGGCTCAGTTGTGTCGATAGCACCAGCTGACCCGGCGCCTGCGGCTTAGGCGCCAGCCGCAAGCTTGTCGCGCAGCCGGAAGCCCAGCAGTTCCCAGACCTTCTCCACGGCCTGGGCTCGTGCCTCTTGGCGGCCTCGGGCGGCGTCGTGCTGCGCCGGGTCGATGGCGCCGTAGTTGATGCCGACCACCTTGGTGCCGTTCTTCAGGACCAGCACGCAGAAGGTCAAGGCACCCAGGTTGCTGCTCTTCCAGACATCGCCGAAGTCGTAGGGCTTTGCGTCTCCATCAGGATGCTTGGCGCCCTGCTCGGCGGTGAAGTAGTGCTCACGAGCGATCTCGGCCTCGATGTCAGCTGGAGTCACACGCGACGGGCTGCAGCTTGCATAGTCGGTGTCCATAGGAATCCAGCCTTGCGTCGCACCTGCTTCAGCGATGCATTCGCGCGAGTGGCGGCCGTCTGTCGCGCCGCAATAGGCCCCCTTGCAACTGACAGCCGATACGGCGGCCTGCACCTCCATGGCGTCCAGTGCCTCGCGGATGTTGCTGCCCACTCGTTTGCCCGCGTAGCTGGGATTGGCCACCAGAGGCCCCATCCCGTGCGCCATGGCCAGCTCCAGCTCCTGACGGTGGGAGCGCTCGCGGGGTTCAGGCGGCGCCGGCTGGCTGGGCACCTGGAACGCCAGGTTGATCTGCGTGGCACAGAACAGCAGGACCAGGAAAGCGCAGACGCCCACGAAGACGGGCAGTGCGGCACCACTGGGAGACGCTCCCACCTTGTAGGCGGCCAGTGCCAGCACGGCGCCCAGCACCGCGACGGCTGTGGCGATCATCTTGGGGGTGGTATTGAAGGCGAATTTCACGGGAATCTCCAATGCCCGGCAGCCGGCCGGTGCGGGCCGGCTGGCTCAGAAATTGGCGATGCGCTCGCCCAGGATCGTGGACAGCTCGTGCATCACGTCCAGCTGTCGGCGCAGGCGGGCCTGCTCGTCGGCGGGCAGAGCGGGAAATGCGGCGTTCTCGCGGATGAACGTGTCCAGGCGGGTGATTTCCTGATCGCGCTCCATCTTCTCGTCCAGCACGCGCTGCTGGTGGGGCGCCAGCTTGCTCGCGGGCGGCTCGGGCATGTCCAGGGCCACGCGGACAAAGCAGTCCTTGGCCTCCAGCAGCTTGCGCATGCCGGCGCTTTTCTCGGGGCCATCGGGCAGCTGCTTTTCCAGCAGCTCGGCTAGCAGGCCCACGGGCTTGCTCACGGCCTGCAGCTTGGCCGGCAGGTGAGCGTGGGCGAAATACTTGATGGTTGTGGATGCCATGTCAGTGGTTGGGGGTGGTGCCTGCGGCCGGCAGGCTCGGGGATGGGATCACGGGCCAGGCGGCGCCGAGGGTTTGGACATCAGCTGCGTGCCCTGCAGCCTTTGCTGCCATGTCCCCATACGCTGCGCGGCAGTCTTCAAATACGACTCCGAGGGCAGTGGCGTACTCAAGGACGGCAGCAGGGGGAGCGTTGGCAAGTCGGCGGGCGGCATCTGCGGATTGCTCGCGCAGGCCGTCAGCCACAGAGAGCAGCTGGTCAAGATCACGGCGCAGCAGCGCCTCGCGGTCACGGGCGGCATTGAGGGCTCCTTGGTATTTGGTGGTCATGGCCTTCTCGGCCTGGCGCATGCGGGCGTCGGCCGCGCGCTGCGCGGTACTGATGGCCAGCTGCTGGGTGGTGGTTTCCAGCCGGGCCTCGGCCAGCTCGGCGCCCAGGCGCGCGCCCTGGAACTGCCATGCCAGCACGGCGGCCACAGCGGCAGCGGCCACATGGGTGTAGAGAGCGGGGATCACCGCCCACCCCTCCACCAGTACCACCACATTGCCCAGAGGATCGGGTTCATGGCCGGGCCTCGCAGTCGTAGCCATTGCGACGCTGGGCCGCGCATGCGGATGCCTCGGCGCGCTCGCGGGCATCGGGCACGCCGCAGCGCTCCAGTACCTGCCCGGCGCTGACATACCAAGCCGGCGCCATCTCGGCTTCAGCGGCAGCAATTTCGATCACGCGGCAGGCCTGGTGCGCGGTGCCAGCCGGGACCACGGTGCAGCCGGCCAGTGCAAAGCCTGCGGCAATCAGGAGAGATTTCATTGGGCCTCCATGCACGCGGCGTGCCGCGCCTGCTGCCGAGTCCAGACGCCGCGGCAGATGCGATTGCCCGGCGTGCTGCAGTCGTAGCGCCAGCGCTTCGGGCGGCCTGCCGCGTCCCACTGGTATGGTTCCCAGCCCGGCCCCTCGCGCTTGGGGCTGGTCATGAAGCGATAGTCCAGCAGCGCCTGGCAGGCCGGCGCGAACTGCCCGGCCAGCAGCCGCGTGCGCATCCGACTGGTGCGCCAGGCGCCTATGCCGTACTGGTAGGTGAAGTCCAGGTAGAGGTCGTATTCCGCCTGGTACAGGGCCACGCCCGGCAGGCTGGCCCGGAACATGGCCTCGTCCTTGGATGTGTGGCTGCGCACCAGCTGCAGCGCTCGCTCGCGGGTGATCGGTGGATCCGACAACTGCACGGGCGTGCCGTCCTCGTAGACCGTGGAGCCGTGGCCGATGGTCGGGCGGTCGCCTTGTGTCGGGATGTGCGGGTCAGACCGGAAGCCCTCCACGCCCAGCGTGGCCAGCAGGCCGGCGGCCGAGATGGTGAGCGCCGCGACGGCGGTGCGCGGGGCCTTGCTCACAACACCCCCATGTCGGTTGGAGAGTGCTCAGGCTCGTCGTGCACTGGCCGGAGCGGAATGCCGGTCTTGCGCATCAGCTCCATGCGAAGCGCATGCTCGGCTGCTTCCTCTTGCCGGCTGGCCGTGGCACGCCGCTGGCCTCCCGCCTGTAGTACCAGTTCACCAAGGTGCCCAGAAGCGCAATACAAATGCCCAGCAAGCCTATGGCCTGGGAAGAGGCGAGCCAGCCGAGAAAGCCGACGACAGCCCCGCCGCCGGTGGTGCGACTGCCTGCCGTTGCGAGCGTGTCGAGGGTTTCAGTTTTCATGGCCCCGATGATTCCGGGGCCGGGCCGCGCTGGCGAACCCTACACGGGGGCCGCAGACCAGCCGGCCGCGACATCGATCTGCGACAGCGCCAGGGCGTCGTCGGCCGCCGCATCGATCTGGTCCTCGATGCGCTGGCGCGTGCCCGTCAGCAGGCCGTGCACCTGCCGGTACTTGTCGTCCTTCTCGCGGATGCGCTTGGCCAGCACCAAGCGGTCCAGCCCACGCGCCAGCGCTGCAGCATCGATCCAGGGCGTGGCCGCCGCCGGGTCAGCCTCCAGCGCCCTCGCCTCCTCCGTCTGCACGGGCCAACTCTCGCGCTCGCTCAGGGGGTAGCCTGCGGCGATCACCTGGATGTGCTTGCGGTACTCTGCGGCCAGGGCCAAACGCAGGCCCGCCGCGATCTCGGCTGCCGGCCGCAGTTCGGCAGGTAGCGGCACGCCGCCGGCCGCGAGCCAGGCGCGGTATTCGACTGCATCGGGATTCGGTGGCAGGCCCGGATCGTCCGCAAGCGGTATCGTCGCGCGTGCGCCGTCCTGCCAGCGATACACGAACCCCTCTCCGGTGAGCTGGTATGTCGTCATGCGTACCACCCTGGCGTAGTTGCGGAGCCAGCTGTGCTGCCGGGCAAATAGCTGGAACCTGCTCCGTTCACAAAAATGCCGGACCCTGTATCCGTGAAATAGCGCTGCCCCGTAGCACTTCCGGTGAATGTAGAGGCATGGAATTGAGCCAACGAATTACGAGCTGCGCGTGCATAGCCACCAGATCCAAAGGATGGCGATCCAGTCAGAGTGACATTGCAGAGCAGTCCCAGGAATGTTGCTTGATCAACGCATTCGACGTGCCAACCCGAATCAACCGCGCCAGATATCGTGTATGTAGCCGCCCGCGCATTGAGAATACTTCCACTCGCAATATACATATGCGTGCGACCTGCCGCCGCAAAATTTATCTGATCGATAGTTAAATAATTTTTTCCACCTTCCAAAAGAATTGGATATCCGGCAGTTCCTGTAGTTTGCAGCGTTAGATACGTCGCTTTGTATTTGCTATAGCGGGTTTCTACACCCCGGAAACACGAACCGTTGTTGACAGAAATAATTGTGCTGGTTTGGTCTGCATTTAGCCCTCGTACATGAATCGTTCCGCCACCAACATGCTCGCGGAGAACGACCCCCGCAGCGTAAGTTCCGGGCCCCACCAAGATGGTGATGTCGAAATTGTTGTTGTCGAAAGCAGCCGCGACATCGACCGCCTTCTGGATCGTGAGGAATGCACTGCCCGCACTATTGGCCAGTCCTGTGTTGCTGTCGCTGCCATCGGTGCGGACGTAGTAGGTGCGCGCGGCGGTGAGCTGCTCGCGCACGCCGGGCAGCGTGTCGCCCGCGGGCAGCTCGCGGATGCTGCCGCTGACGTTGACCAAGGGACGCCGAGAAGCCATGGTGAATCAGGCCAGAACTACGGGCACGCCGCCCTCGAAGTTCACGGCGGTGGTGCTCACGGCCACGCCCAGGCGCTGCACCACGTTGCCCGATGCGCTGGGCGCCGTGGCGCCGCCCGTGCCCGCAGTGGTCTGCAGGAATACAGGCCCAGGGGTCTGGGCGGTGACCTGGGTGTTCGTGCCCTCGAAGTACACCGTAGCGTTGGCACCGCTGGTGACGGCGGCCAGCACGAAGCCGTGGGCCTCCTTGCCGGACGTGGTGGCGTCGGCCTTGCGGACCTTGGCGCCCGTGCTGTTCCACACGTTAACCCAATCGCCGGCCGCGAGTGCCTCGCTGGCGGCGATGACGGCAGTGTCCGCGCCGATGCCCACGGGCATCATGCTGTTGTCGATACGGCCCGAATCATCCAGGGCCACGATGTCGCCGGCATTGGCCGCGCCAGCCGATGTCTGGATGCCCAGCACCTCGGTGACCAAGTTGTTGACGAGACGTAGAAATTTCTTGCCAGCCATGGTGGACTCCTATTCAAGCAAGGGTGATTGGTGGGTTGATGTCGATGAGGACGCGGGTGGAAGACAGCGCCTGGCCGATGACCTGAGCGAATAGCGCGCCAGCGGGCGGGGCCTGGGCCAGTTGCCCCGAAAGCCCGACCAGCACCGGGCCGGGCGCCCAGGTCCAGCCGGCGTGCTCAAGGACGTAGCCGGTCTGCACCACGGCGTCGTCGCCAGGGCTGTATGCATCGGCCACCACGCCCAACACGGCGCCGCGGTGCGCAGGATTGGTAGCGTCGGCTGCGACCAGTTCGCCAGCGCTGTCGCAGGCCACCACGCTGTGGCCACTGATGGGCAGCAGGCCGACCTTGACAGTGGTGGCGCCGCCGGGCGGCCCAGGCACTCCACGCAGACCGCGCGGACCAGGAATTCCACGGGTCACAACAACGGCCCGGGGAGCCGGCTGCCGCACCACCACCGTCTCTCCGCCCCTGCGCATCACCACAATCGAGGTCTCACGCTCGACGATGGTTGGGCCTGGACGGCTGGAAACGATGGTGGTCACCTGGTGCCCTCCGGATACAACCCGAAGCGCAATTCGTACTGGCGCTCCACGTCGCCATTCGGTCGCGTGACTTCGACCTGGCCCACGCACGAGGTCCATCCTGGCGGCATGTCGCCGTAGACAAAGGCGCCCGTCTGCTCGGCCGTCATCAGCAGGCGCAACCAGGCGCCATCCAGCTCTATACCGCCGTTGGCCGTGCTCAGCTCCAGCAGGATCTCCGGGTCATCGACCTCGCGGCGCAGCTGGACGCGCGCCGTGCAGCCGGTGTAGTCCTCGCGGGTGATGTCGGCGTCGGGCACGGCAGCGCCTGTGCACGCATCCATCAGACGACCACATTCCTCGCGCACCACATAGGGCACGGTCACGCGCTCCAGCTCCTCGCGGAAGGTGGCGCCCTGATAGATCGAAAAGCTGAGGCATGCCGGTGTCGTCATGCTCCGCAGTGTCCCGGCCAGGGCGCCAAGAAGCGAACCCTAGCCGGGGGCGGCATCAGATCTGACCGCTGTAGTTCCAGCTGACACGGCCGTCGATGCCCGCCGTGGTGGACACCATCGACCAAGCGCTGGCCACGCGCTGCGCCGCAGTGGTGTATGCGACCTTGGCCGCGTCCAGCTGCGCGTCCTTGGCATGCATCGCTGCATCGTTGTTGGCCTTCGCAACCTGGAAGGTCAGGTTTGTGCCCGCCTCGTACTGCTTGAGATCTGCTTCCCAACGCCGCATGTACGCGCCGGCCTGGGCCTCCGCGGCCGATGCGCCCAGGCGGTAGCCGTCCACAACGATCGAGGACTGGCGCGCGGCGGCCTCCATGCGGCTGCTGGCCGCAGACAAGCGGGCTTTCCAGCCATCCCACTCCAGTGTCTTCGCGGCAATCTGCGCCTGATACCGAGCCAGCTCGACGCGCGCCTTTTCCGCCTGGGCACCGACCTTCGATGCATACGCTTGGGTAAGCGAGCGGAAGGCCTCCACCTTGGTGCCCTCAGCGCCGACCTGTGCCTTGTACATGTCGGCGCGGGCGGTCTCGGCGTTGACCGTGGCCACGAAGGCCCGGACCTGCTCGCCGCCGGCCTGGATACGGGCCTTCTCCAGTTCGACGAGGGTCTGGGCCGCGCCCACGCGGGCCTTGTAGATTCAACCACCGCCATGCTCCCGTCGATCTCGGCGCGGTAGCGATCCACCAGGGACTTGTTGATGTCGGCCTTGGTCTTTTCAGCCTCCAGCATGGCCTTGTAGACATCGACCTTGTTGAGCTCGGCCCGGATCACCGTGTCATAGGCGGCAGCATAGGCCTGGTAGCCGGCCAGCAGCGCCTTGTAGTGCTCGACCGCCGCATTGAAGGCGGCCAGGGCATTGTCTGCCGTGGTCTTGGCGGTCTCGAAGGCCAGCATCTCCAGCTTGTAGGCGTCGTCCAGCAGCGTGGTCTCCAACTGCAGGGCCTGGGTGATGGCGTCCTTGACGTTCTGCTGCTCCATCTCGGCCTGCTTGATGGCCACATCCCGCGACAGGCCTGACAGCTTGTCGTGGAACTCGCGGCGCGCGTCCGCCAGCTGGCCCGCCAGCGCGCCACTGGGCAGCGGGAAGCCCAGAGCTTCGGCGCCGCGCAACACCTCCTGCTCGCGCGCCAGCGCCAGGGCCGTTTCGCGGTCGCGCGCACGATCCCAGATCTGCTGCTCGACCGCCGGAGCGATTCCGGAGCCGCCCTGGATGCGCGCATTCAGGGAGGCCTTCAGGTTGTCCAGCAGCTGCGAGGCGTATTTCGCCCCGGGCGTGTGCTGGAATGGCGCGGGCCGCAACACGGACAGCGTCGGGATGTCGTCCAGCTTCTCCAGCCAGTCCTCGTGCAGGTTCACGCCGCCGAAGGTGTGCGTCTGCAGTTGCAGGAACTGGGGGGCGTCCGGCAGCAAGACATCTGGGGCATCTGGCACAGCGACGTCGCGGACCTCGGGCAGCGCCGGGGCCTGCCCGATGTTCAGCGTCGGGGCCTGGCCGAAATTCAGCTCCGGCGGCGTGACCTCGAAGCTGTCGATCTGCACGTCGTCCATCTGGAGCATCAGGCTCCCCGGCATACCCTCCGGCTCATCAAAGGTGACGTTGGGCAGCTGTGGCAAGTCGGGGATGGGAGGAAGATTGGGCGCTGCCAGCGTCTGCCAGCGCACGTCGATCTGGCCGGGCTTGTAGAAGTTGTTCGCCAACGCCGTGGCGCATGCCGCAGCCTCTCGGTTCGCGGCCTCGGCCAGCGCGACGGATCGGGCGTATTTGTCCTCGACGATCTCGGCGGGTCCGTTCAGATCCAGTGCCATTTCATGCTCCTACGCGGCGGGTTTTGGACGAGACCGTCACGACTTCAATGCGGTCCAATGTGAAGGTTTGGCCGGCCGGCGTGCTCAGGCCGAAGCCAGGTAGTTCTGGCGGATGCCGCGGCCTGGCTGGCACCGCGTCTGGCCGGAGGCCACGAGGGGGAAGCTGTAGGCCCAGCGCTCCGCGTTCGGCCCAAGCACCGCGAACTGCGCGCAGCCGCGCCCCCGCATGGACAGATAGACCATCTCCAGGTGCTTTTTCAGCGTGTTCTCGCGGATGGTTGCTGGCAGCCGCAGCTCGGCGACGATGGGCAGGCCGTCGTCGGTATCACCGCTGGCCAAGGCATATAGGCCCGTGGCGCTGCCGCCATGGGTCGGTGTCAACGCATGGAAATCGTGGCGCGTGTACTCGGACACGGCGCCGCTCAGGGTGTTGCAGACGAGGGTGTTCATACGGAAATCAGGCTTTCGTCGGTGCGCACGCGCGCCGTGTGGTCCATCGGCATCTTCATGATGGTGTGCAGTTCCCGAGCGCCGGTGTCGTCGGCAACAAAGATCCAGCTGCGAAGCACCGTCTGGCGGTCCTCTGCCGTGTACTGCATGAGATTGGCGCAGACAGCGCCGGTCCAGGGGTCTACCGCGGCCGACACTGCGAAATAGTGGGGATCAGCATCTGAAATATCGATGCTGGCGACGATCTGGCCCCGGCACTGCACGAGCACCTCCCCACGATTTGTGTAGACCGTGCCCTCCAGCCTGGATGGCACCGCGAGTGGATACCAATTGCCGTCAGATGTCTGAGCGGATTCATACACCGCCGAATAGTCGCCGCGTTGAATCTTCTGAGCCTGGATCACCAACTCTGTAGTGGGATCGAAAAACAGCACCTGCAGCATCTGCCACGACTCTGCCCAGTCTCGGATGAATCCGGAGGCTGCGTATGTGAGGGTCACGCCATCTGCGACGGTTCGCGTGACAAGCAATTCGCTACTGCTTTGCCCCGCCACGCTGGGGAATGTGATGTCGTGACCATTGATGCGGATGAGCCCCCCCGGATCCGAGTAGTCGCCCGTCAGGAACAGGCCCTCATTCTCAAGCGTGATCGCCCCCCGGATCGGGTCTACACCAATGACTTCGCCCGAAAATGACTCCCGGTATGTCCAGTGCTCCAGCCTCCCGCCCCCACCCAGCAGAACCTCGAAATCCCGCCCCTTGCCGTCATAGCCATAGGTGGCATTGCCAAAGGAGATAGGCCCATGCGGGTGCCCGTGATGTTGGGCTCCAGCTCAGTGCCGGTGTTGGTGGATTCCTCCCATCCTTCGATGCGAGAGCCGCGCTCTGAAGTGGTGACAATTGAAAGACTGGCATCGCCAACGGCCAGATCAACGAGCAGGAAATTGCCCAATACCGTGGTGAACACAGCGCGCAATCGTTGGCCGTCTGCGCTGGAGGACAGCGAGTCCCATTTGACGGTGTGGCCTCCGGGAATGGGCAACGTGGCGACCAACTCCCCAACTGCGCCGCCTGGCGGGCGGTACTGCTGGCCCCACAACTCGATGCGCTGCGGCCCCCCTGCAAACTTGGCCACGGCCTGCATGATCCAAAGGGAGCCATTGGAGTGCTTGCGGAAAAATGGCAGTGGCTCGGCGTCGGATCGAAACTCAGCCACGGGGCGGCGCACGCTGTAGACACTGAATCCAGGCCCGTAGGTGCCATAGCGATAGGCGCGCATATTGGTGCCGCCCAAGGCATCGAAGCTCGGAGGGGGCGGCAACTGGAAGAAGGTGGATACCCCATCCACTCCTGTGAGGTAGAGGTCAGGCAGGCGTGTCTGGAACACGGCCTTGCCACCGTTGTATCCGTTGACCTTGCGAACACGCCAGCGCCCGGTACAGATGCGAGTGCCAGGAACTACTTCCGGCGTGAGGATGAAGGGCTGCGGGCTCGTCCCGTTGGAGTGCGTGAGCTCCGGCACAAGATCGCCTAGCAAGTCCACCATGGTGATGCCGATCCCGCTCTCGCGCTCGTTCGCCGCATCCTCCGGCCAGATCTCCATGGTGGTCGAGTTGCCGATGCGCACGATGCGATAGGCCGTGCCGTCGGGCAGCCGACCGGCCTCCACTGGATTGGGCACGACCGACAGCCGCGCCATCATGCAGAAGCGGTAAAAGGCCGCCTGAGCCATGCCAAGCTGGTTGGCCGAGGCCGGCGAGCCGTGCACGCGCAGCGCCGGCGGGGCCACCGCGCCGATGGCCTGGCCGTCGGGCCGGTAGGTGTAAGGGTCCCAGATCGTCATTGAGGCACCGCCAGGTACTGCGGGATCTCGTTCACCACGCGGAACGTGGCAGCGACTTCGACCACCGGCGTCTTGAAGCGGTTGGCCGTGAGGCTGGCTGTCTGGCGCCCGCAAAGCCGGCCACGATCTCGCCGCCTGCGATGCATACCATGGCAGGGCCCGAGCCGGTGCCATCGCCCAGTTTCAGATGGCGGCCTGGCGCCGGCACGGCAGAGCCAGGTACCACAGGGCCAGTCTTGCGCTCCAGATAGGCCAGTTGGTCGAAGGTGGTCCCAGCCAGGAAGACCAGATCCTCGGCCGTGCCCACATAGATGCCATCGTCCACGGGGACGATGCCGGTGATCGGCGCAGGCATGGGCCGGAAGTCTCGCCAGTCGGCAAGGTGCGGCGCCATGGGCCGGCTGGCCCACAGCACATTGCCCTGGGCGACGAGCACGCGCCCACGCCACGCAGCAGTGATGGTGCCCACAGGGAACGGCTGAGCACCCAGCGTGCGGCAGGGCAGAACCAGGGTCGAATTGGGGCCGCTGACTTCAAAGCTGCTGCCCGTGGCAACGCCGGCCAGATAGGCACCCTCCCCGTCCTGGCCGGAGAGGTAGACGTTCAAGGCGTAGCCCTCGCGCACCGGCAAACCGTCCAGGCGCAGGCCACCGTCGGCGATCTCAATGGGTGCAGAGCTGATGGCCGGGCCTTCGAGCCGGTCAGCCAGGCGCACATGGCTGAGGTGGTAGCGGTACTGGCCCGGGTGCAACTGCCCGAAGGCCGCGTCTGGCGCGCCCAGGCCCGCCGGCGTGGGCACGCTGCGCTCCTGGTTGACCAAGCCATCGGTCACACCTTGGATCAGGCCATTTGTCCAAGTCGTGCGGCCGTCGGGAAGGTTGCAGTACCAGACCCGCTCAGGCCCAAGGGATGGGTGGATGACGTGGCGCGTGCCGTCGGGATGGATCGCTGTCAGCTGCGCGCCCACCGTGGCGAGCAGGTAGCCGCGGCCCTGGTGCAGGTTCTTGTGGCAGAGGTCGGATACCTGGGTGATGCCGGCGCGGCGTGTGATCTCGCCCGTGAGCCCGATGTCCACGTTCTCGGCCGCCAGCAGCGCATCGCCGCCCAGGCGGTGCTCAGGCAGCACGTTGTTGATGCCGCTGAATTTTGCGAAGGTCAGCATGTGTTCTCCCTGGCCACGGCAAACGCACCCAACTCCAGCAGGAAACCGGCCCGCGCGCGAACAGTTGTGGAAGGCAGGCCGGGCGTGCCCAACTCCAGGACATAGGCGCTGGCGGCCAGCAGCTGCGCGGTGGGCAGCGCGATGCTGGCCGTGCCCGCGCGCACCAGATCAATGCCCTCGACTTGCAGCGCCACAGCCACCGTCGGCACGCCAAGCTCCAGAGGCCGGGCGGCGCTGGCCTGCAGGCGAATGCCCGCGGCGGGCATGCCGAGTTCCAGCGCCTGCGCACCCTGTGCCTGCAGCCGGATACCTGCGCCCGGCGCGCCCAGCACCAGGGGCTGCGCGCTGACGGCTTGCACCGTCACTGCGCCGGGCCGAGCCTCCGGCGTGCCCATCTCCAGCGGGCGGCCGCTGCGGGCCTGCACAACCTGGTCGGGTGCGACCTGCTCCAGCGTGATGACTGCGAAGTCCGTGCGAACGAGGTCCAGCCCTTCGATGCCCAGGGATGCATCCAAGCCATTGCGCACGCGCAGCGCGCCCAACTCAAGCGGCTGCGCGCCTTGCGCCTCAAGCACCATCTCCGCCATAGCTCGTCCCCCTGTGACGAGATCAATGCCCGGCGGCTGCAGGGCCGTGTTGTAGCGCGCCGTGGCCTGCCCGGAGCTCACCAGATCCAGGCCTGGCGGGCGCAGGGGTAGCACGATGCGCGGCGTGCCCAGCTCCATCGGCTGCGCGCCGGCTGCCAACAGCGCAGGCACGGCGACGGCTTGGCCAAAGGTCACCAAGTCAATGCCGACCGTGGCCTCGCCAGCCTCCTCGCCGTTGATGGCGGCGCCGTTGATGAGCGGATAGCTCATGAGATCTCAACGTAGAACCCGCGCCAGTAGAACCGGCCCGAGAACCGGCCACCAGCAGCAGGCGTGTCGACTCGGAAGGTCAGGGAATCCGACAACTGCCCACCGACAGCGATGGGGATGCGGTGGGACTCGCCGCCGGCCGTGATCTGCGACAGCGAGACCGCATTGGCAAAGCGCGTTGGCCGCGCATCGGAGAACCCGAGGTCCGAGCCGATGGAGACCGTTGGCGGCGTGCTGGCCGTCACCACACTGGCGATGAACCCGACCTCCTCGACCACGATGCGCACGCCCTCCAGCCGCACCAGCAGGTCCACCGGCATCTGCACTGGCACCCAGTAGCCCAGCGACGGATAGGTGGGGTCCAGCGGCACATGCGTGCCCATGCCCTGGAAGTCCGGCACCGCATCCGCATACACCGCGTTCGATTGGTTGGTGCAGGCCCAGTACTGGCAGCCATCGGGTGTGCCTGGCACCACCACGTCACCGTGGGCGAAGTTGCCCGCAGCCCAAGCCGGCGGCGTGCCCAGGTCCACGAACATTGAGCCGCCCACGATGGGCAGGCCGTTGCCCGCGCGGTGCCAGTCGGACGTGGGGTTCGCCAACAATTGCGGCCACGCACTTTTGAGAGCGGGATAGCCGAGCGCCGCGAACCGGTCAGCGCCGCTCAGGACCTGGCCGAAGAAGCCCGACTCTTGCATCTGCATGAAGGACTCCAGCATGCCCGCCGTGAGCCGCACGCTGACCTTGGCACCAGCAGGCCAAGCCATGGGGCCGCCGGCATCCCATGGCAACTCGATCCCGCGATCTACCACAAGATTCACGCCGTCGATCTGGCGGATCCGCACCACCTCCCACTGGCCGGGCATCGTGGCGTCCGTGATGGTCGCGCGCAGGGAGCGCGTCCCGCTGGGGTTGGCAAAGCCGTCCAGGCCCGCGCCCGTGGTCACGATCGTGCCGTACCCCGGATCACCGCTGTCGTTGGTCAGGGCCGAAGCCAGCACGGTCTCGGCGTTGTTGGAAAACAGGTCCATGGCGCTGCCTCCTTACGCCGGCACCAGCGAGAAGATGCGCGCGGCGCCGTTGGACCACTGCACCACCAGGCCGCCGCCATTGGTGGCCAGCGGCAGGCCCAGCACATCCGTCACGCGCGCGATCAGCGGCGAAGTGGCCGCCGTGCCCGTGTCCTTGTAGAGCACCACGCTGCCAATGGTCGAGCCGCTGGCCAGCGCACCGAAGTTGGCATCGGCCGCGTCGAACACGCCGCCCGTCACGGTCCTGCTGGCGAGCGCTTGGGCCGTGCCGATCACGGCACCCACGTCCGGTAAAAACTCGTGGGCAGCGTCGTAGACGTAGGAGCTGGGCAACAGCGCCACCTTGATGTCGTCTGCAGAGAAGTTGATGGAGCCCGCCCACATCTTCTCGGCGCTTCGGGTAGATCGGCAGGTTGATGCGCGCGATCTTCTTGACGCCGTTGTCCCAGGGAATGGTCACGGCGCCGCCGTTGGTGGACATGGGCAGGCCTGTCACGGTGTCCAGGAAGAACAGCACCGGCGACGTGGAAGTGTTGCCCGTGTCCTTGAAGATCACGACCGAGCCGATGGTCGAGCCCGGTGCCAGGGCGCCGAAGTCCAGATCGTCCGCGTCCAGCACGCCGCCGGTGATCGTCTTGTTGAGCAGGGGCTGGGCCGTGCCGATGATCGAGCCGAGCTGGCTCACGAACTCATGCGACACGCTGAAGGCGTAGCCGCTGGGCAGCAGCGCAGCCTTGAGCGTGTCGGTGGAGGCATTGACGGAGCCGGAGAGAAGCTTCTCCATGCCCTTCGGATAGCTGGTGTTCGACATTGGAAGCTCCTGCGAAGTGAATTCCCCCAGTCTTCCAATCCCGCCCTTTCAAGGCCAACCCTGCAAGGGGCAAGTGCTATCGCGCCTCCGCTGCCATCTCCCGCATCTGCTGACGAAGCGCCTTGGGCGAGTTGTCCGCAATGCGGTCCGTCCGGTCCTTGCCCATCTCGCGGACCTTCTTCCAGATGTCCGGCATCTTCACGACGATGGGCTGCTCCGGATTGTTCTTGTTCCAATCGGCCAGCCGTTCGCGCACGCGCGCCAAGGCGCCCTCGTCCTTGCGGAACAGCGCATCCGCCCACTGCGCCTTGATCTCGCTGCTGGTCTGGCTGTAGAAACTCTTGGACCGCTGCATGAAGCTGTTGGCCTCCTGGATCTCGGCCACGCTCTTGGGCTGGAATCCGATGGCTTTGGCCACTGCTTCGCCCAGGGTGGTGTCGATCACCTTGTAGCCCTTGGTGTCCTTGTACATGCCGCTGGCGGCCATGTCCGCGCCCTTGAACGCATTGCGCACGGCCGTGGGCGAGACCTCCAACGCCGCGCCAGCAACGTCGCCCGTCAGCACCTTGCGCCCAGCAGTGAACCCGCGCATCACCAGATCACCGGCGGGGCCGGCCACCTCCAGCAGATCCCGCTCGCGGCTCTGCTTGGTCAACAGCAGGCCGGTGCCGGGCAGCAGGTTGCCCATGCCCAAGCGCCCGGAAACATCGATGGGCGCGCCTGGCAGGCCCGAGACACCCTGCTCCAGGAACTCGGCCAGCTCCTTGCCCACGATGCCCGCGAGCGCCTCCTTGCGCCACTGCTTGGAACTGAGGTTGTAGCCCATCATCTGGCCCACGCCGTCGATCAGGTCCTCGGCGTCCTCCATGAAGGGCACGCCGCCGGCGCCGCCCATCAGCAGCAGCATGGCCAGGGCCCAGCCCACGGCACGCTTGCCCTCCGGCCCTCCCTGCTTCCACATCCGCTGCATCAGCTCCAGGTAGCTGACGGAATAGGTCTTGAAGGTGAACAGCGTGCCGCCCACGGCGCCGCGCGCCCAAACAGGTTTCGCGGCCTTGGAGTAGACGAACTGGGTCTCCAGCACCGCTTTACGCGCGAAAGCGCCCGGATCATCCATGCCCTGTGCCTTGGCGATGCGGAAGGCCGCGATGAAGGTGGAGCGCCGGTTGAACTGCTCGGCCAGGGCGAACGGCTGACCCCAGGCCACCTTGGCGCGTTCCCAGGCATTGCCCGCCGCCGCGCGCGCATCGCCGGACCGCGTGCCGTCGCCCGAGCGCAGGCCGCCCGCGCCCCGCGCCTGGGCCATCAGTTGGTGCACCTCCTGGGGGGACACCACGCCATCGTCCTCGGCCGTCTTCAGGGCATGGGCTAGATCCGATTCATAGCTGAAGCCCTTGTCCATCCAGGACCGGCGCATATCGTTCAGCGCCCGCGCCATCTGGCCGCTGGCCGCGCGGATGCCGCCAAACTGACTCAGCCACGGTAGCGTCACCGCAAAGGGCTGGGTCATGTTGACCACGGCCGAGGCAAGCGAGCCGCCCAGGTACTGCGCGAACAGCATGCCGCGCACGGCCTGGCCCTCTTCCTGTGGATCGCGGATGTAGCTGCGCAGGCCCATGGCCAGGTCCTTCAGCTCGCCCTGCTCCTTCGGGATGTCGTTGATCGCGCGGTCCATAGTGCCGGCATTCAGGCCCGCCGCGCCCTGGCGCGCATTGCTGTAGATGAAGTTGGCCACCACGCGGCCCACGTCCTGGCTGTAGCCCTCAATGCCCTTGCGCTGGATCAGGCGCTTCAAGGCGCTGTGGTTGTTCTTTGTCAGCTTCAGGTATTCATCGAACACCCTGCGCGTGGCCGCGTCGGCTTCCTTGCCCACGACCATGTCCTTGAAGATCTCCAGTGTCTCGGGAGTGATGCCCGCGAACAGCTTGAAGGACTGCTGGCTCATGGTGCCCTGCGTGATCACTGCGCCGGGGAAGGCCTGGGCCATCTGGATCTTGGCCAGGTTGGCGTCCTTCATGGTCTCGTACATGCCGAAGTACTGGCGGTTGCCCTCCTGGTCCACCACGTCCAGCGTGTACCGGCCGAAGCGCGACAGCGGCGCATACCCCGCGTCCTGCAGGTCCTTGGCTGTGGCCGCCCGGTCCACCACCATGTTGTTCAGCTGCAGCAGCCGTTCGGCCATGCCCGGCTTGGCCTTGGCGTCCTCCTGCAGCGTGGTGGTCAGCAGCTCCAGAGCATCGGACAGCTTGGGCGCGTCCAGCACCATGTCGCGCAGGCCGGCGTACTCGTCGCCCAGCGCGCGCATCATGTCCGCGCGGGCCGTCATGTCGATGGAGCGGTCAATGGCCGCGCGGGCTTCGCGGTACAGGGCAACCTGGTTGGGCGTGGCGCCGAACATCGTCTGCAGTTCGGCATCCGTCCAGACCGCGCCGGCCTTGAGCATCTTGCTCTCGAAGCGGGAATTCACCAGCTTTTCGTACTGGGCCAGCGGCAGGCCGCGCCAGGCCCGCAGCATGCGGTCATCCAGCCGGCCGGCGCGCAGCAGCAGTTGGGCTTTGTCGGCGGCGGGGAGGTTGCCGTACTTCTTGGTCAGCTCGTCCACCAGCACGGCCTTGCCGTCCACGTCCCGACCCCACAGCAGCGTGCCCTCGAAGAGAGGCTTCGCCACAGCCTTGTTGTCGGCCGCCGAGACAGGGGTTTTACGATTCTTGCCCACCAGGTCGCCGATGGTGTCCACGCGCGGCAGCAGGCGCGGCGCCCGGTCGGCCGCATCGTTGGCAAGCATGGACACGTCATCGATGTTGCGCTGGGCGGTCTCGTAGACGGGCTTGAAGGCTGGCGCACGCTCGGCCAGGTGGCGCATGGTGCCGATGGTCTTGTCCCAGAGCGAGACCTTGCCCGGGTGGGACATCGTCTTCTGGAGCTGGTCCAGAGCGCTGTCCTTGATCTCCGAAAGCCGCGAGCGGCTGAAGCTCAGGTCGTCGGCGTCTGCCTGGCGAGGATTTCCTTCATCTTCGCGCTGGCTTCCGCTGCGTCCTTCCTCAGTGATTCGATCTCGGAGTCGCTGAGCCGGTTCGTAGCGCGCGAGGTATCGGGCCTCAGACTCGGTAAGCGCGTCGAAGCCGTAGCCGGTTGCGGCACGGAATTGGTCTTCGAGGTCGCCATGTTTTTTCCGGAGGGAGGTCAGAGTTTCGGGAGAGGGCTGGATTTTTGCACTGTACTGCTTGCCGGTCAACGCGACCACGCCCACGACTTCGCCGCCGCCCTCACGAACGTGGCTGGCCAGGGCCGCAAACGTGCCGCCCTGGGTCAGGGTGTCATCCACCAGCAGGTACTGGCCTGCCGTGGTGGTGCCGGCGAAATCGACCGGCGCGAAGATCCGATCCAGCCCATCCAGGCCAGTCCGGTGCGCGCGGTTGGCCTGCACGATGCCCGTCTCCACCTCCAGGCCCAGCCGGCTAGCAAGCACCTCTGCGGCGGCCAACGGGATCTTGTTGCGCCCTGCGGCCTCCTCGGCAACCACCGGCACCACACGAGGCCTGGCATTGCCGATGGCCGCCTTCACCTGGGCCACCAGTTCGGGGGTTACCAGGCTTTGCGCCACGCGCACCGCAGCCTCGATGTCCCCCGCCTTGGCTGCCGCGTAGTCCGGGTGCTTCGACGCACTGCCCAGCGTGCTACCGATGATGGCATCCGGGGTGGCGGCTGCTGCATCGGAGCGGCTGAATGTCGGTTCAACCCGATCCAGCAGGGCACGCTGCCCGCGCTCCACGAACCCACGGGCCGGCAGGATGTACGCCTGGATGATGTCGGCATCCGACAGCTTCAAGCGCCCGAACCCGGGCACGTTGGCCCGCAGCCAGTTGCGGATGGCGGCCACGGCACGGCGCACGAAATGCAGCTGCGGCGTCTTCTCGGCCATCTCGGCCAGCACTTCCTCGGCCGCGTGGCGCCGGCTCAGGTCCGTGACGCCGCGCAGCCCATATTCCTTGATCTTGGCCGCTACCTCAGCTTGGCGCATGGCGGCCACTTGGTTGAGGATCTTGTTCAGCTCCGGGCCGAACATGCCGCGCAGGCCATGATGGCCCAGCACCTCGTGGTGCAGCACGCGTGCCGCGTCGGCGGGCGTGTTCAGCTTGCTGGCCAGCAGGTAGGCCTTGCCGCGCCAGTAGAAGCCCTCGGGCGCTCCGGAGGCCCCGCCACTGCGCTGGCGCAAGTCCGCGCGCCGCGCCGCCTCCGGCACAGCCGGGTCGGACATGTCGAAGGCCACCACCACCTCGGGGCCGTTGCTCCAGCCCTTGCGGATGGCATCTACTGTCTCGCGCACCTGGCGCACGGCCTGGGCCCGCGCCGCATCGGAAAACGCCGCCGGCTCGGGACGCATGATGCGCAGCAGGTTGGCCATCTGGTCATCGGTCAGGCCCTGGCCATCGGTTTCGCCACGGCGGAACGGCAGTTCCTCGGTGCGCTCCACCGGCCCGGCCTTCAGCTCGCGCGCGCTGGGCGGCGTGGCATGGGTGCGTTCGCGCACGCCCGGCACGTCCTGCCAGCCCGATCCCTGCTTCTCCACCTGGCGTACCGTCACGCTCCAGACGCCATCGACATTGGCCGGCGTGTATGAAACCACGCGGACATGGCTATCCCCGTAGCCCTTCACGATGTTGCCCGGGGTGAAGTAGTCGGCGCGGGCGGCCTCCTCTGCGGCCGCCTTCTTGGCCAGGACGCCGCGTGGCTTCTTCGTGGGTGCAGGCGCTGCGCCAGGCAGCGTGCCGGCCGGCTTCTTCGTCTTCGCCGGATCACGCAGCCAGGACTTGAATTCATCCTGCGTCATCTGGGTGATGCCGCCCAGCCCCGTCCAGCCCTTCTCATAGTTCCCCAGGTAGGTGCTCCGCGCACCGGCCTCGTCGGCCGCCCCCAGCACCACCTTGTGTTCATCGAATGAGCCATCACGGTTCACCTGGTCCACCACGAACACCGGCAGGTCCGGGTCGCTAGCGCGCTCGGTCATGAACACGTCCACATGGTCCTTGTCCGCGCCCACAGAACCCTTGAAGTAGCCGTAGTGGTTCTTCAGGGGCGGCCATTCTGGACGGCGGCGGCTGCCGGCGGGGTTCTCGATGCTGATGTCCAGGCCGTTCAGGCGGACGTGGCCCTTCTTGTAGTTGCCCGCCTCCTTCTGGGCACCGGTCGGCTCGGGCAGGTCGTTGGCCTGGCTGGTGGCCGCCTCCCGCGCGGCTGCTTCCACGGATGCAGGTGCTGCAGCAGCATCGGGCATGGCGGCGGCCAGCTTCTCGCGCACCTTTGGCGCCAGGTCAGCCCATGCGCGCGTGTGGGAGGATGAGCGCGCCAGGGCGTTCAGCCCCTTCGCGGCCTTGGCCACCGCCTGGCGCTCGGCCACCGGCATGCTGGTCCAGCGCTCGCTGGCGGCCAGCAGATGCTCGCGCCGCGCCTCGCTGCCCTGTTGAGCGATGGCCACGGCCTGCTGCTGGCCCGCCGTAGGCGCTGGTGCAGCAGCAGACGCTACAGCGGCAGCCTGTTCGCTGGTGCCACTTCGGCCAGGTACAGCAGGTTGCATGCCGGCAGCAGGCTGTCCGGCAACGCCACCTCGCGGCCCAGCAGACTGCGCATCTGGCGCGCGTCCTGCCGGCTCACCGCTCCCAGCCTGCGCAGCAGCCGCAGGGCCTGCTGTGCGTTCATCTGCCATCCGTATTGCAGGTGCGGGTGAATCATTGGTTGCTCCTTGCGGCTGCATGGCATCGGCAAGACGGAGCTGCAGCTCCGCATTCAGGTTCTCCCAGCGCGCGCCGTGGAGACTTCCTTTGATGGCAGCGTTTACACCGCCCACACGCTTGGCCAGGGCCTTGCGCTCTGCGGTGGGCATGCTGGCCCAGGCCGCGCGCCCGGCGTCGATGCGCTGGGCAGGGGTTTGGACTGGCGCTTGAGCTTGCGGGCCTGGCGCTGCAGCTGCTTGCGCGCCATCGTGCTGAGACGAGGTGGTGCCATTGGTCAGCTCCTGCGCAGGGCCAGGACCTGCAACCGGCGCTCCCTGCGCTCCTGCTGCCGGCGAAGATTCCGCGCGCGGCGGCTGGGCTTGATCGGCTTGTGTGCCATCGATGCTTCCTTGCTGGGTGGATGGATTTGCGGATGCGGCCGGCGCGGTGGCCGGGGTTTGCTGGTCACGCTCGGCGCGGCGGCGCGACAGCTCGCGCGCCAGCTGCAGACGCACGTTCTTGGCCTGGGCAGAGCGGAATGCGTTGGACAGGTCTTCATCTGTCCAGGTGGCCATGGCCCCGCCCTGAATCTCGCCTGTGGCAGGGTCTGCAGTGACCTGGCGCTCGGAGGCCTTCTTCTTGGCTGGCGCGCGTGCGGCTTCCTCTGCGGCCTGGGCCATGGCACTGGCCTGCTGGGCCTGCGCAGCCGCGCCGGAGTCCACGGCCAGGGCAGCAGCTGCGGACAGCGAGCCAGCAGCAGGATCCAAGCCCATTTCCTCGGAAGGACGCTGCGCGCCAATGGCAGCATCAATGCGCGTGGTATCCAGTTGCGGGGCGGGCGTGATGCCCTGCTCGCGCAGCCGGGCCTCGTCGATGACCGGCTCTTGCTGAGCGGCCAGCTGCCGCACGAATTCATCGCGCACCGTCGACAGGCCAGACGGCACTTCTCCATCGGCCTGGTTCTCGCCGACCTGCTGGAACAGATCCGGGTTGAACGCCTGATGCAATGAATCCGCCGCGGCCTTCCGGTCTTCGGGGGTCAGGGACTCGTCCTGGGCCCGCGCCAGAGCATCCCGGTACTGCTGCTGGCTCTCTGGCCGCACCATCTGGTCGATGGCGGCGCCGTAGGTTGCAACATCCGGCAGGCCCGCAGGCTCTGCGCCAGCGTCCGGGGGCTGGGCAGCAGCATCGCCCGGCTGGCCTGCAGGCACGCGCGCTCGCGCGCCGCCCGATACCCCGCCGCGCCGCCGCCCATGGCCGCGCCAGACAGCGTGCCCAGCACCACAGCCGTATCCACGTCCTGGGACCAGTCCTTGCCCAAGGCCAGATTCTGGAAGATCTGCTCCGCCACAGACTGCGGCAACTCCTCGAGGAAACCTTCGGAAATCGCCCCCTGGATCACCTGAGTCGGAATGCTCTTGACCGCGCGCTGCTGCACCAGTGGGTTTGCGGCCGCCGTGGCCGCGTCATCGGCAAACTGCTTGGCAATTCCCTTGTTGCCCTGGGCCAGCATGGTCTCGGCATCACCAATGCCCAGCCGCTGCGCTACGCGCCCGCCGGCATACCCCAGCCCTGCCGTGGCCGCGCCCGTGGCAGCCGCTGCAGCTGTCTGGCCAGGAGAGAGCAGGCCGTCATCCGTCTCCTGCCGGATCTGCTCTGCCGCCGAGCCCGCGCCCACGATTCCCTCACCCAGCGCACCAGCTGCTGCAGCACCCTTTGCACCAGCCTGGCCCAGCCGCGTGGCCGCGCCCAGTGCGCGCGCCGCCACGCGCCCGCGCCCATGGCCGGCAGCGATTCACGACCGCGCCGACGATGTTGGACGGATTTTCAACGGCGGCCTTGAACTTGCCGCCCAGACCCTCGGCTTCCTGGAATTTGCGTTGGGCTTCCTTGGTGGCGTCAGAGTGCCATTCGTTGATGGCCTCGCGCGCCTGCTTGGGCCGGAAGCCCACAGCGCCACCCTCGTTCTCCAGGAGCTTGCCCGCGCGCCCGCCTGTGGCGATGTCGGCCAGGCCGACAACAGCTTCTGGCACCGCCACGGCGCCCTTGGCTGCCCAGGCTGCCGCGTCCCGGACGTAGTCGGTGGCGCTGCGACCTGGCGGCTCCTTGCCATAGTCAGGGTCCGCGAACGGATTCTTGGTTTGAGACTTGGCGCTCGGCGCATCGGCGCCGTAGTCGGGATCGGTGAACGGGTTCTGTGCCATCCCCCAACTCTCTCCGCGAGGAGGAGCGGGGTCGAACCCTAGCCGGGGGTCAACTCAGACGGATGTAAGGCTGCTCAGGAATGATCCACGGCAGCGGCCCCATACTGGTGCACCGGATCACCCAATGACCGTGCACTGGAGGAACGATGGAAAGCAGAGACGGGGAGCGGGACGAAGACGACGACAGCAGTCCGGCCTTGACCGTGGGCTTGGCCGCCCTGGCGCTCGTGCTGCTGGCTGTGGTGTTGGGCGTGCTGACGCTGCTGGTGCGCGGGTAACCTGGAGACTCAGCGCTTGGCCTCATCCTCCAGCGTGTGTGCGTAGAACATGAGGTGCTCCAGCGCTACAGCGTGCGGGTCACGACCTCCCAATTTTGATTCCCTGGAAGAGTCGTCCGGAAGGAAGACCAGAAGCACGTCGCCACAGGCCTCGTAGTCTGCGCTGAACTCGACGCCGTTGTGGGTGAAGATGCATTCATGCATGCGGGGCATTGTCTCAGGCGCGAGCTCAAGGCACCAGCGCCCAGAAACGACGACGCCAGCCAGAGGCCGGCTCCAGTTCAGACCTCGAAGGGCTTTCGATCTCGGCCCTCGATCCAGCGCGGAGGTCGGCCGCGACCCGTCCAAGTCTCGCCGGTCTTGGGATTCCGGTAACGCGCGTTTATTGGCGTGTTCAGTGCAAAGAGATCGCAGACCTTGAGATGGTGTTGCTTCACCAGATCCCGTGCTGCATCAATCGCATCGAGCCGCATGGCTCCATAGTGCTCTGCGATCTTGGCGTCCAATGCAGCTTTCTCCTGCATCAGGGACTTGTACTTGCGTGACATGTGTTCGGCGCTCCGGCCAGAAATATGCACCGTTCCGGTTCTGGGCTGCAGAGGGAAACTCCCTCCTCCCCGAGCCGGGCTCTTCCTGCGGAGGGGGCAAACGACGTGCCGAATTTGAAGCTGCCCAGAAACGGCGAAGCCCGCACGGGGCGGGCTTTGCAGGTCTACTTGACTGGCGCCTTGGCGTTTGCAGCCTCTTCTTTTGAGAAATCAAGACGGCCCTGTTGGGCGCCAGGGGGAAGCTCCAACTCTTCCATCTTCAAGCAATGCATGCCCACGCGCAGCGCTGCCGTCCTCACGTCCTTGTCTTGACTGATGACCAAGCCAGCTCCTTGCGCCTTGCCAATCGCAACTATCTGCCGGTCAACCTTGATCTTCTGCCATGCCGCATCGGAGCCATCCTTCTTATCTTTGCGGCCTAGTGATGCTCCATCAAGAATGGAGCACTCATAGGCGGCCGCGCGATCGAAGTTTGCCATTTGAACGAAGGTCTTCCTCTCAAAAGCATTGAGAGACTCCAGGCCCGCCGAATCTGCACCCACTAAATACTCAGCAAGAGCGGGCATTGGCACGACCAAAGAACACTGTTGCTTTTCTATGGTGGCAATGAAGTGCTTCAGTCTCAGTTGAACATCTTCAGACGACTTCCGTGAGACTAGGGCGACCAGGAAATTAGCATCAACCAAGATCCGCTTCGCGTACACAACGACGCTCTGCTTCATTCGTCACCTCTCAGTTGCAGGAGAAGCTGATCAGGATCTTCTACGGACTGCCATCCGTTGTCAGGGGTAGCAGCGAACTGTGCCAGCACTTCGCTGATCGGCGTGCTGTCGAGCACTTCGAAGCTCACGAGGGTGCACTTGCTGGCCTCAGGTAGCCACCCAAAGTCGGTCCTCTTCCAGGTGCCTGACGCCTGAACGCGGATTACTCCGCGACGGAAATGCTCTAGGAGATCACGCGCCAACGCCTCACTCTTGACCAAAATTCTGATGTCTCGGTTCAGGTAGTCACGCAGATGAAGATGCATCGTGTCATCGGCGCCAACGATGCCCGTGACCATACCGTCAACCGTGGCGGTCTGGTAGATGGCGGGGGTCTTTGCGTCTTGCACGGTCTTGCCTTGGAACAGATAGACAACATTGTTGTTCCGATCCAATACCTGTGCCTGTCGGATGTCATCCTGATCAATCATCTGCTGCAGACGCGACATGGCCCGCCCGGGGCGGCTGGAAGGCTCCGTCTTCGCCACCACCATCCGAGCATGCGCGTGGTGTTCTCGGGCATATGGGACCTTGGCCTTGAGGCCCGTGCTGGCCTTCTTGATACCAGCGAAGGTGGGCAGGTTCTCGGCGCCGAGCAGATCTGCGAACGCAGCGATGTATTCGCCAACACGCTCCATGGGTAGCTGGTCAGGATTCCTACCCATGATGCGCAACATGTAGGCATATCGCTCTTTTGCTGGCTCGTCTTTATTTGCCATCTCATTCCATCCTCTTTCGATTACTGTATCAGGATGTGACTCAAGGTAGCTGAATAGTAGAGAAGACACAACACCTGCAAATGGCTGCACATGCAGGCTCTGATAAAGTGCCCGCGACAGGAGGGTGTATGTTTTTAATGCACAAGGTCGCATGCTCGGCCGTACTTGCAATTGCGGCTCCCGCTTTCGCCGCGGACTACGCCACCTGCCTGTTGGACAAGCTCCCTGGGGTGAAGAACGCGCCGGCCCAGGCTGCTGCACTGAACCTGTGCGGCCAGCAGCACCCCGACAAGTTCTTCGAGATCCGCCGCGGCTCCGGCCGTGGGCTGCTGGGGCCGAAGTCTCCGGAGCAATGCACACTGGACAAGGCGCGCGACACAGCCTGGCAGCCGGGTTGCTGATGGCATCCTGATACATTTGCTTTCATGGAGGGTTCACTATGGAGGCCATCTCAAAGATATGGCGCGGCGAGGAAGGTCTCGCCAAGACATTTTGGCTATACAACGTACTCATTGGGACACTGTCTGGCGCAGCCCTGTTCATGGCATCACCCGGGAGCCTGCTCGCCAAAGCAGGTGCTGCCATTTTCGTGGCCTATACGGTTTTGGTTTGCGTGGGAATTTGGCGGGCCGCCAACCAATACTCAGGCCCACGAGCGTGGGCCTTGCTGGCCAAGTCCGCTGTTGCGGCCCTTCCGACATGCCTTGTGATCGGCACGCTTGCGGCCGTGCTCATTCCAGCGGCATCGCGGTTGACCAACCATCCATCAACCATGGACAGGCCTTTGTCATCTGCAACGCCCTACTCAGAGAGGGTGAAAAGGCTCCGTAGTGCTGCGGAAGCAGGAGCGCTGAAGGTCATCGATGTGCGTGCAGCAACACCTGACGACCTTCTGCTCGACCACTGGTCTTCCTCCGAGGTTTCCGGAATCGAGGCCGATCAAACGTGGTGGGTCTCTGACGGAACGGTGTGGATTCACGTTGATAACCGCCACAGCTCCGCAATAGACGTCATCCACTTTTCCTACGCCCCTGGCTACTGCGAGAGCATGCCCGCATCGGCGCGTGCGGGGTACAGCCTGCCACTGCTGCAAAAGATAGCTCCGCACGCACAGGCGCTTGTGCGATTTGCTGCAACGGATGTTGTCCGCAATGGGCCAGGGTGCTTAGTGATCACCGGCGTTCAAGGCCGGGCCACCCAACAATCATCAAAAAACCCTTTCGCTGATCCCAACTATGGGGCTCCAGCATTGGCACAGCAAGGCACAACCACATCAGCCCCCTCCAACTCGCGCACCCAAGCAGATACAGCTATGGAGGTTCACTTGAGCCGCATCTACGCGGCCCATCCAGACGCTGACGCCGTCGTTGACTCTCCCGCCTTTCAAGCGTGGCTTCAACGTAGCTATGAGCGTGTAGCAGCCCTCCGATCAGGCACGACTCAAGAGGTGATAGATCTGTTTCACGCTTACAAGTCTCACGATCGGACCGAGGAAAGATACCAAGCGGAGCGCGAACGACAGCTGAGGGACGCTGCTGCCGAAGCGCTTTCACGTAGCCAGTAACAACTTACCCAAGATATCGTTTCGACGCCCCTGCTCCGTAGAAGGCGTCAAACTGGGCCGCCAGCTTGGGGTCCTTTTTCAAGATGTTGACGTGATTCGATGGCGGCTGGATCGGTGCTCCATCAACCTGCTGCACCTCACCCGTCACGCCGTTGTGCCGGATGATGCTGCCCTGGGTTGTTGACCCGTCGGCATTCTTGATGGCAGGCGTGACCGTGACCTTCCAGGGCGACGGATCTGCATCACCCCGGATCGCGCGCATGGACTGCTGAGCCTGCTGCTTCTGCTGGGGCGTGGCATTGGGATCGAGGAGCGTATTGCGCAGCTGCTCTTCCTGGCGCTGGGCCCGGGTCTGAGCCGCGCGCTTCGGCCTCGCCCTGCAGGCGCTGCTGTTCGATGCCCAAGCGCATGCCCGTGCGCCCGGTTTCGCCGGCCTGCTGCATGGCCTCGCGCTGCACGCCACCGGATTGCTGCATGTCTTCGCGCATGAGGCCTGCGTTCTGGCGCATGGTCTCGGCATCCAGGCCTGGCTGGGCCTGGCGCAGCGCCGAGTCGGTCTGCAGGGCGGCCTGGTAGGCGGCCACGGCCGGTGGCGGGCCGGACTGAGCGCCACCGCCACGGAAGCGGGCCATGCCGGCTGCCGCGAACTCGGGCCGGTTCATGATGCTGCTTGCGCCGGTTTCCAGGTTCTGGAGGTCTTTGCGTGCCTGCCAGTCGTTGCCGGAGTGAGCGACGGTTGGGGCACGGAAGCCTGGGAAGCCCAGGCGGGGCTGCTCGACCTCGGTGCGCTGGCCAGGGGTGAAGCCGCGAGCCGTCGATTGCGCGGCCAGGTTCTGGGCTGCCAGGTCGTTTTGCCGGGACGGCAAGCCGCGCGGCTGGGCGCCGAGCGCCGCGCTCTGTGCGCTGTCGCCGAAGCTGTTGCCCTGACGAAAGATCCCGGGCTGAACTTCCTGTGGTGCGGCTGAGCTGGGCGGGCCCATGGGGCTTCCGGCGGGAGGCGTGGCCTGCGGCGAGGTGGACGTGGCTGCTGGAGCGGTGGAAGGCACGGGATTCACCCCTGTGGAGGCTGCAGCAGGCGTCGATGCCGCGGCACCACCAGCGATCCCTGCACCAGCGGCCAGCGCGCGCGGGGCATTGAGGCCAGAGTTAATCGCGCCGCTGATAGCCCCGCCAGTTCGCGCGATGGCCCGGGCGCTCCCACCCAGCGCACCAGGCACAGCATTTGCCAGATTCGACACATTGCGTCCGACCTCGGTGTTCATGGGATTGGACTGGGAGCCGTCAGGACCCGGAGCCTTGGGGTAGCCGTCCGTCGGGATCTGGTCTTCGGGCCGGCCGCCATTGGCGAAGAACACCTTGGGCTTGAAGCCGCGCGGCACGAATGCCTGCTCGGGCGCTGGTGTATGGGTCGCATCGACGGCGGCCTGCAGCGCCCCGGCCCCGCCCATGGCGTGCACGGTATCGGGCGGCAAGACGAACTCACCCGGTTTCACCATGGCGGGGATGGAGTCGGGCGCCTGGTTCTGGGCCTCAGCAACAGCCGCGGCCTTGCTGCGCGGGCGGAAACCCAGTCGCGGCTGCTCAGCCGCCTGCGCTTCTCGCCGACCTGGTTGAAAGCCGAACATGATGGCTCTCCTCAAAGAATGATGGATTCGGTGACGTGAGGCTGGTCCTCACGGGTTTGCCGGCGCAAGTCGGAGTCGGGCCGGCGCCCAAAGTACCGAGTGAACTCAGCCTCTGCTGCTGCCGCGCGCGTCGGGTCGAAACCATCCGCGTCTGGCTGCGAGAAAGCACGGTGCAGGGCCCAGAGCACCAGCTTTTCATGGCTGAAGGCATGGATCTCGGGCGACTCTCCTGAGCTGCACATGGGTCGCAGCGGAAGGCGGTAGCCCTCCAACACCAGACGCCCATTGCGCGGCGGGGCCGGCACGAGTCGGATGGATCGTTCGCCCTGCACAGCCCAGCGCATGCAATCAAGACGCTTGTGGCGCCACCCTGGCTGATGTCGGTCCAGCCATTCCGTGGAAACCAGCTTCAACTCTTGTGGTTCCCGCGCGCGTCGATCTCGTAGGCGAGATAGGTGATCTCGTACAGGGCGGGGTGCAGAGGATAGGTGGCCTGCCCTTCCTTCACCGGCACATGGCAGAATTGAGGGCGCTCTACTTCCAACAGAAGCCGGCCGCGCACCGCCGCTTCAGCCACGGCCTCGTTCAGCCAGGCTGTCACCAGTTCCTCGCCCCAAAGGTAGGGCTTCACGCAGTCTTTGGAGTCGGCGCGGAAGCGGTTGATCAGATCCTGGAGCGTCATATCAGCGTGCTCCGAACTGCTCGATCAGGTTGGCCACCTCGGCGCGCATCTTGGCCTCACCCTTGCGCGCGTCGAGCTTGACCTCGTACTTCGCCGCGTATTCGGCCAGGGCGCCCTTGTCCATGCCCTCGATGGTCAGCAGCATGGCCTCGGTGGCCGCGCGCTCTTGCTGCTGCAGCTGCTCTGCCTGCTGCTGGGCGGCGTGCGCTTGCTGGAGCGCTGCATCATCAGCCTGCTGGTCCGATGTGTCGGGCTGCTGCGCCTGCTGACCCTGCTGGTCGGCAGGCTGCAGCTGCTCTGCCTGCTGCTGATCGACGGGCGCGCGGCGGAACTCCACGAAACGCAGCAGCTTGCGCGCGACGGCCTCGGGCACCAACTTGATATCGCCAGGCTCCCAATGGGTGGCAGCGTGACGGTCGTGATAGGGCTTCTTGCCCGTGTATTCCAGCTTGTCGAACTTCATGATTCGCTCCGTTCATGTGAAACAAGCCGGACAGGCCGGCTTGCTGCATCGTTCATCGCCGCGAGCGCGGCTTCGATCAGGCCACGCCTTCGGGGACGCCCAGCACCACCACGTCCAGCGCGCTGGCCTTGGCGTTGTCCGCGCCGCCCACGGTCAGGATCAGGTACGCATCCTTGGGCAGCGTGATGACCGGATTGGCGGTGGCGTTGCGCAGACGCGCCGTGGCGGCCAGGTTCACGCCAGCGCCGAAGTAGTCGTCGTCCTGCGGCACGGCCGGCACATCCACGCCGTCGGCATACTCGAAGCCGATCTTGGCAGTGACGGATGCCGTCATGCCAACGGCAACGACAACCAGGCTGTCGATCAGCTTGAAGCCAGCGGGCAGCAGGCCCAGGCGGATCTTGGTGCCCTGTATGGCGGGCGCAGGATGTCGCCGCCCAGGGCCGCGCCGGCCGCATTGGTGGCCAGGGTGTAATGCAGGGCGCTCAGGTTGCCCCACGGAGTCGCACCCAGCTGGTTGCTGGAGGACTGCACTTTGGTGATGGTTGCCATGTTGGCCTCCGATGAAATGGTGAAGAACTCAGCGGAGGACAGGCGATCAGCAGACCGCCCGCCCTGGGGCGCGTCAGTTGCGCTCGCCGATGATGCGCACGGCTGTGTCGATGGCCGTGACGCCGTGGTCGGTGTAGTGCTTCTTGCCGTTGCCCTGCGACACCAACCAGCGGATCTTGAAAACGCCCATGATGGCGCCGATCAGCAGTTCCATCTTGTCGCCGTGGTCGAAGTCCTTCTCGCTCCAGAAGAAGGGCATACCGCCGTGCTTGGACTTGCCGAAGGCCTGAGCCAGCGACTGGCCGCCCAACAGGATCGCGCGGTCCACCGCATGGGTGGTGCCGAACGAGGCGGGGACGGTGCAGGTGCTTTCCGTCTCGGTCTCGTAGGAGGCGCAGTAGCGAACGGTGTCGCCAGCATAGAAGCGGATGGGCTTGGGCATCTTGCAGATCAAGATGCCGTTCCACAGGCCCACTTCGCCGAGGAACAGGGGGTGGTTGTTGGCTTTGGACGCGCGCGCCAGGGCGTTCGCCTGGAACTGGCGGAAGCAGGGTCCTGGGCAAATGCGTGGTACTGCGCGGGCGAAACCAGCAGCACACGCAGCGGCGAATCCTCGGCCACCTTGTCCTCGGGGATCTTGATGGCGGGCGGCGGCAGTGCGATGGACTCCATCACCGTGCGAATGCTGTCCACCACGTCCATGCCGAGCACGTCAGTGGAGGCAATGTCCAGCTCACCCGCGTTCACCGACACAGTCTTGATGGAGTCGCCATCGGCGATGTAGTGCCGGTTGCGTGTGGGCGCCTTCACTTCGTTAATGGCGAACTCCGCGAAGTCCGGATGGGCGCTGGTCGGCAGACGCCATTCCATGCCGTCTTGAAAGCCGCGCGCGCCCGCCAGGTGGGTCAGCATCAGCTGGTCCTGGTAGCTGTTCATCAGCGACAGCGCAATGGGTCGGCCGATGCGACGGAATTCCACGGGGGAATTCATATCGGTCATCGTGTTGCCCAGGTCCACAGGGAAGCGGACTTGGTTCACGCGCACGCGGCCGTTGTCCAGCTCAATCCCCGTGCCCTTGCCCTCGGCCATGCGGTTGCCCATGATGGGATAGGCGTTGGTGGGCTGCACGAAGTGGAACTCCACCTCGGAGCCGTGGCCGCGCGTCAGGTCCACCGTGCGCACGATGGGCATGTCGGTGGCGGTCTGCTTGCTCAGCACGGCGCTGACGTGAGCCTCGCCCTGGGGGACCGTGCCCACCATGCGGTTCAGCGTCGAATTGCGCTGCATGGACTGAGCGAACAGCCCGGCAGCCTGGACGAATTGGGCATTCGGCGAACCGGTTGCCACATTGGTTTTTCCGGACATATGTCCTCCGTCTTGGGGAGAGGGCTGCCTCATCACGAGGTGGCCCGGGTTTCAAAAAATATTCAGCGGTTCACGCCAAGCTGTTCATCAAGGCATCGATCTTTGCCGACGACATACCGCTCATCACGTTGAGCAGCGCCGCGGGGTTGTTGGCCAGTGCCTGCGCGCGCTCCGCTTCACTGGCACCGGCAGCCGCGCCCGTCAGTTCGGACAGACTCACCGGCACGGCCTGCACTGCATCAGCTTTCGCCTTTGCCACGGCCGCGTCCACGGCATTGGCAGGAGCGGCGGGCTTGGCACCCTTGAAGGTGCTGAAGACTTCCACGATCTCGGCGGCGGATCCGTTCTGCAGGACATTGGCCACGGCTGCGCGCGCGAAAGCAGGCTGGGCATCCACCCACTGCTTGAACTCGGCAGAGTCGGCAATTTCGTCCGCGTCCGCGTGGGCCGCATAGATCGCGTTGTCGTGCGCCTGCCGGGCGCTGACCTGTTCACGCTGCTGCAGCGGCTGCATCGCCTGGGCCAGTCGTGCGTCCACCAGTGCTGCGGCACGCTGGTCCACCAACGCAGCCACGCCCTTGGCGATGCCCTCCTCCGAGAAGTCGCCGAAAAGGGCCATGTCCACGCCTTGTGAGGCGGCGGCCTGGGCAATGGCCAAGTTCTTGTCAGCCGAAGTTGGCGCCGCGCCCGCTTGCTCGCGAGCCGAGGCATCCGCCTGGGCCTGTGCGAGGTTGGTTTGCTGACTGCGGGTCAACTGGTCGATCTGAGCCTTCAAGGTGGCGTTCTCGCTCTCCAGCGAATCGCCGCGCGCCTTGAACTGGTCGCGCTCGGTGCGAGCTTGGGCCAGCTTCTCAAACGGGATCGTGTAGCTGCCCGACTTGCTGGCAATAGGCGCGCCGGCCGGCTCGTCATCCTGAGCGGGCGCCGCGCTGCAGCAGGTGCAGGAGCCGGGGTTGCTGCAACAGCGGGTGCAGCGGCAGGAGCGGGAGAAGGCGCTGCAGCAGTTTGCTCAGCGCCAGGGGTGGCGGTTGCGGGAGTAGCAGTGCTCGCGGCGTTGCTGGCTTCGGCGGTCTTGGTCGCGTCCGCGTCCAGATCCAGTTGTCCTGCAAAGGCGGATTCGAGCAGTTGCTCAGGGGTCATCGGCATGTAGGTGCTCCACATCCCCGGCTATCCGGCCGGGCCTGTTTGAAGGGGCACGCAGATTCGAGGATCAGGCCGGGGCCGAAGCCCCGACCATCACGCTCTCCAGCTGCGGGAGGTGCCGGCCCATCACGGGCAGGCTTCTCGTCTCTGGCTTTCGCCTTCAACGTGAAACACAGTGTCAGGCCGCGCGCGCGCAGCATCCAACTCTGGACGGAGTGAGCCGCTATAGGTTGTCGGCAGGGGTGGCCGTCTCGATCCCCTGCATGCCGCGCGCCGGCTCCTGAGGGATTGGCGGGAATGCGGGGCTGGTGTTCTCGCGCACCTGGGCGATGTCGCCGGCCGCGCCCGGACCGCCAGACTGCGGCGCTGGGCCGCCGGCCGCAACGCCAGGCACAGGAAAGTCCGGGTCGTCGCCGCCTGGATTGGGCTTCTGGTAGCCAGCGCCCTGCATGATGGCGTCGGCAATGGGCGCGATGGCAGGATTCATGGCTACCTGGGCCCCGCCCTGCATCGCCGAGAAGGCGGCCTGCACGCCTACCTGCACAGCGTCGGCCATCACCTTCTTGATCTGGGCGTCCGTCATGCGCTCCTTCATTTCCAGCTCGCGCGCCTTCAACTCGTGGCCGGCCTTCAACAGCGCGGCCTGCACCTCCTGCTGCACCCGCTGCTCGATCTGCTCCGGCGTCTGCTGGCCCGTTGCTGCGCGGATGGCCTCCACCACCTGCTTCTTGCGGGGCAGATCCATCAGGTCAATCAGGAATGGCAGCGCAACCACCTGGATATGCTCAGGCAGGGACTTCACCGCCTCGGACAGCGAGCTGAGCTGCTGGCCTCGGAAGCTGCTGGTGCTCGGCACGTCCTCCAGAGCGACCTTCATGCGCGTGCGCAGCACATCGTTGGACCGATAGGCCAAGCCTGTGTCGGGGTCCTCTTCGGCCTTGTTCAGCACCACGGTGCGCGGTGGGTTGAGCACGTCGCCCTCGATCACGATGGTCTGCTCCTCGTCGCCCATGTCCTCGATGATCAGCGACATCAGCAACTCGCCCACCATCGTGCGCCCGTCCTTGGTGTTGTCCATCAAGTCAGCCATGCCGATCTGGGACTGCTCCACCTGGGTGGTTTCCTGCAGGCCGCTGCGCGCGGTGCCGGCCTGGCCCTGCATGGCGGGCGTCACCGGGCTGACCCGGCCCAGCGCGCGCCGGCTGTCTTCCATCAACTGCAGGTGCTGGGCGTTGAGCTGGAAATCACGGTCCACCTCGAATATGCCCCCGTCCTTCATGTGCTCTGCGTTCAGCACAATGTCGGCGTCAGGGCGCGCCAGTTGCTGGCGGATCTGAGCACTGGTCATGTCCGTAGCCTCCTTCGTCCGCCGCACCCGCGTCGAGGCCATGCCCCAGCGAAGCTTCGCCATGGTGCTGTTCAGGTTGTCCTGCGGGAAGAGCATGTCGCGCACCAGGCCGAAGGGCATGCCCGTCTGGTCTTCCCGATAGCCCCAGAACGGCACATACGGAAAATGCTGGTGTGGGTATGGCGTGGGGCCGTCGTGCAGGCAGATGGGTCCAATCCAGTAGGACCGACGCAGCCGCGTGACGGTCTCGCGCGACAGCGTGCCCGCGCCCGAGGCCACGGCCAGGCGGTGCTGCTGGTTGGATTCATCGAACTCGACCACGCGGCCGCCGCGCAGCCTCAGCACCAGCGCCGACACCCAGCGCCGGTACCAGAGTTCGCACAGGCTGAGCTCGTCGGTCTCCGAGCGGTACCAGGCATGCTCGCGCGGCGTCCAGGCGCGGGATACATCCAGGCCCGGCACCAGGCCCGTGGAATAGCCGCCCTCGCCCAGATAGCCGCCGTAGCCGCCAGGGCCAGATGCCGAGTCCGCGCGCATGATCAGCTCGCGGTGCTTGGGGAATGCCGCCGCGACCCGGTCTTTGCGGATGAACCGCTCCCGGAGCAGCCAGTGGGCGTCGGACAGGTCTGCTTCCTGCGCCCGGATGTCCCACCAGATTTCATTGCGGTGCACATACCGACAGCGGTAGGGGTAGGCGAAGGGATCGCTGGCCCGTGCAACCTCCACCCAGCCAAGGCCCACGCTCACCTGCGGCTTGAAGGCATCGCTGATCGCGCGATCTGCCCGGCTGTGGCGCTCTGCCTGGTTCAAGCGGAAGTTGAGCGCATCGGCCACGTCCTGGCCGCCTGGGTCGCCGTCGGGTGTCACGCGCCAGTCCGTCCGCGTCTTGGCCTCGTAGCCGCACACGGCCGCAATCGCCGGGCCGATGATGTTCTCCTTGGCTGGCGGGATACCGAAGCGCTTCATGCGCGCGAGCAGTTCGCTACCGAGCTGGTTGCCATCGGCATAGTCGGCTTCCATGTCGGCCTGGCGGCGCCACGGCGGCTGCTCCAGGATGTCATCAATGATGCGGGCATATTCGTGCGGCGTCAGCGCCGCGCCCAGGTCTGCAGTGCTCGGGGGGGTTGCATAGTTCATGGCAGTGCCTCACGCGCGCCAGTCCGGCGCATCCTCTTCCTCTTCGGGCTCGGCGCGCGCGCCGTACCCATCGTCATTGGGGTTGAAGAGCCCGCTTTCCTTCGCCTGCGCCCACTGCCGCAGCGCGTCCGCGCCTTCGGTGCAGCCGTTGGACTTGTCGGGCTCATCGATGAATTTGTTCAGCGCCCGGCTGAATTTCTTGCTGTAGCCGCGCAGGCGCTCCAGGCCAAAGGCACAGGCTTCCCGGTCGAACCAGGCGCCGCGCAGGTGCTTGCGCACCAGGTTGACGCCCGTCTGCAGCTCGGTGATGCGAGGCACCACCGTGAATTTCTGGCCAGGCATCAGGGCCTGCAGCTGCTGTTTGGTGGATCGGTTGGTGTCGCCCAGGCGCTTGTGATTCGCGTCGTGCGGCAGGAAGTGCGCGCCGAACACGTAGCCGAGGCCCTGCAGGTGGCGCACGTAGTGCCGCAGGTCTTCCTCGTGCTCTTCGTAGTAGTTGATGAAGCGGTCCTCACCGCGCAGGGACTGCATGAACCAGATGGCCGTCCCGTCCGCGCGCCCGATATCCCAGAATGTGTAAACCGGCAGATCCAGCTCGGGCACCGAGGTGATGCCGCCGCGCTTCGTGAGCGCGACCATGGCCTTGGCGTAGTACCGGCCCGCGCTGGACTGCTGGAATGCCTCGGCCGGCGTGGAGGGGTACTCCTGCCACATGCGCTCAGGCGCACCGGGGAAGTCAGCCTCCTGGGTGGCCACATACCAGGCCCGCTGTTCCAGATCGATGGTGCACTGCATCTCGACCTCGACCTGGTCGAAATAGTCGTGCTGCTCGCGCGCGACATGGACCAGGCCCGCGTCCATGCGGTAGTTGGGCTCCTGCCACCACGCGTAGAAGTGGAAGCGATAGTCGCGCGGGCTCAGCTTCTTGTGCGTGTAGTGCAGGGCCTCGGCCCGCTGGGACAGGTGGTAGAACTCGCCGTTGGCGCCCTCGGCCGTGCTCTCGATTACCAGGATGCCGGTGGTGGGCACGGCCGGAATGGAGCCGGTCATCACCTCCTTGGCCTTATGCGGGAAGCGCGCCGAGATCTTGCCCAGTTCGGAGACGTGGAGCCGATGGATCGTGCCCGACCGCATGGACGTAGCCACGCGCACGCTGCTGTTGTTGTGGGCGAACAGCAGCTCCACGGCACTGTCGCGCGCCAGGGGGAAGCGGTCTCGAATCTCCTCGGGCAGGTTCTCGTAGGCGTACTTCACCTTGTCCCGGAAGATGGCCTCGGCCGCCTCGCGGTCGTGCGCGATGATGCCGCAACGCTGATCCGCATTGAACAGCGCGTGGTCCAGCCACAGGATTGCGATCAGGGTGGTGAAGCCCAGCTGCCGCGCCTTCAGGATGATGTTGCGATGCCAGAGCCTGCTGATGAACCGCCTTTGCGCGCGATTGGGCCGGAAAGGCATGGTGAAGGTGTCAGCCTCTTCCCCATCCTTGGAATCGCCCTTGACCATGATCTTGTACAGGCAGCCGGAGAACAGGCGCCATTCGGGATCACGCAAGCACCGCTCCAGCTCCTCGGGCGTGTCGGGGAGCCGGTTCAGGGGAGCACTGTGGACGCGCGCGGCCACAGCCTCAATCCTCCTCGTCCGTCGGGTCTTGCTTAACCTGCAGCGTGGAGCCGCGCGGGGCGTGTGCGCTCCGGGTCATCTGCAATGGGCGCGAAGCCGTTGCCGTTCTCCTTGGAGATGCGATGCAGCAGCGCGGCCAGCGGGTCTGACTTCTGCTGGTTGTCCCTCTCGTACATGCCCAGGTACTTCCAGATTTTTTCTGCGAAGGCCTCCTTGCTGTGCGTCAGGACCTGCAGGCCATCTTTCGTACGCTTCACGCCGGCATACAACTGGGCAGCGGCTGGGCTCAGGTAGCGGGTGTCCTTGATGACCTCGCGTGCATATCCATCCCCAACGCATGCAGTGCAGTCCGGGTGCGGCGGCCGGTGGGGGTTGAAACCGATGCCGCCTTCTTCATCGAAATCCTCGGGCGCCTTGCCTTCAGCACGCCATGACTCGCGTGCCTGGTTCATCTCGCTGACGGTGCGCTGGTAGCGGAAGTTCTCCCCCCAGCAATGGCGGCAGCATGCGACCTTGGTCTCGATCAGTTCGCGTGCATCGGCTGTGGCGATCAGCCAAGCCTGCTGCAGCATGGCGTCGGCAGTGATCTGCGTGCGCTCCTGCTGCTGCTTTCGGGCTTCCGCAATCGCGACTTGGATGTGAGGTTTTGACAGGTTCTCAGAGGCGATCTGCCGAGCCGTCTTGGCGCTGTAGCCGGCTCGTATCGCCGCTTGGGTTCCATTCAGGTCCACCAGGAATTCATCGATGAACTTCGACTCCCTCGCGGTCAGCGCCTGGGCATCCGTGCTCTTGGTGCGGGCGGCCTTTTTTGACGGGGCCTTCTTCAATGCGGGTTTCGCGGTCGCGCTCGGCGGCTTCTTGGCCGCTGGGCGCTTCGCAGGAACGGCAGTGTCTGCGACCTTCTTCACGGCTGCAGGCTTCTTGGGGACAGGTTTCTTTGGAGGCTCGGACTTGCCGGCAGGACGTTGGGCCATGGCCGGAAGTGTTCCGGCATGGCATAGGGCCGTCGAACCCTAGGCGGGGCGCGCCGCGCGACGCGCCACTTTGCGCAACAGTTGCGCATAGAATTCCGGCATGACAGCCAAACCACCCACCGCCCACACAGCCGAAGAAATCACGGATTGGATGCGGCGCAATGGCCTCACGCAGACCGCTGCAGCCGAGGCCCTGGGTATCTCTCGCCGCATGCTGCTGTACTACCTGACCGGCGAGAAGCCCGTGCCCCGCACCGTCGCCCTGGCCTGCCTGGGCTGGGAAGTGGAGCAGGAAAACGCGGCCTGATTGGCTCCTGAAAAAAAGACGTTGACTGCGCAATCATTGCGCATTAATATTCTTCCCATGGCAGCAGCAAGCGGCCACTGGCCCGGCAGATCCGGGAAGTCTCGGCCGCACAGGTCGAACACACCAAAGGGATAAACCATGTCCTACCTCATCAGCAACGGGCAGATCATCGCCAAGACCTCCGCCACCCTGGCCAGCGGCCAAAGCGTTGCATTCAGCGGCACCCGCGTGGCCGAGGAAATCAATGCCGGCCGCCAGTGGAACCTGGTCAACGCCCAGCACGCCACCATCGGCAACGGCAAGACCTGGGATGCCAAGTGGGCCAAGCTGGAAAATGGCCGCATGGCCAGCGAGATAAACCCCGGCGAATTCTTCATTGCCTGACTGCTATAGTGGTGCCATCCAGATAGGCGCCGACTGCCGAACAGGCAGCTTAGGAAATACCGCAGTGATGGTGATCCATCAGCGGGCTCCACTCTCTCCACTACCGAACAGGTAGCTTTTCTGCCGCATAGGCAGTACCACCGGAGATTGATGATGCAAACCGAAGACCAGGAATTTGATGCCGAGCTGCGCGCCTTCGTTGCCTCGTTTGGCTGCGTGCAGCGCACCCGCTATGGCCGCTGGTTGGCCTGGCTGGACCCCACGCACGACTTTGTGCGCGAGGGCCTGCAGCCGCCTGGGCAGGTCAACGTCTACCTGCACGGCGAACCCACATGCACCGCCCAAAACAGCTACTGGGACGGCCAACCGCCCATAGGCTTTGCCCGGGGAAAGCCCCTCTTTGGCGGGCCGCTGGACTTGCGGAAATCCGCCGACCGGGAGCTATGGCGCCAGGCGTGGGCCGCGCGCCCGTATTTCGAGAGCGCGGAATCGGCGCGCCGCAAGATCGAAGATTGGATCTGGGACAACCGCCCCGACATCGTGCGCACGGCAAGGAATGAGGTGCGCGAGGCCATTGCCTACCGACGCCGCATGAGCTGGAAAGCCAGGGAGCAGGCCCATGCCTGAGTGGCGCATCTACCAGGGCAACACTCTGTATTGCCAAACCGATTGGGCGCCCATGGCTGTGGCTGCCTGGGACCGAGCCGCCCGCGACACAAACACCGAGGATGAGCGCACCGAGGTGGTGCTGGAGAGGGACGGCCAGTTGTTGGAGCGCGTACTGCCACGCCGTGCGGGTCACCCTTGGCCCGACACTCGCACCACTGTGCCAGCGCTGGGGGATCTGGCGGCGGCAATCCTGCAGCTGGCACGCGCCGCAGGAATCGACGCCACCGCGCTGGCCGATGAGATGACGCGCAACGGCCTGCCCACCGCGCGCAGCCGCCTGGACCGCATCCGCACAATCTCGCGCGACAACAGCGCGCACACATCCAGCGCCGAGCTGATGGCCATGTGCTATGCGGCCGTGGGAATTTTGCGCAGCAACGAAAAAGGGGATTGACTGCGCAATCATTGCGCAATAGTATTGAACCCATGGCAGCACACCGCCGCCAGCGGCGCCTCCCGTCAATGAGGGGCAAGTGAGAACCACAATGAGCGCAATTTCCTATATCTGGGCCGCAGAGCAAACCGAGCCGGGCATGAGCGGCGTGCAATACGCTGCAACCAATACACCTGCCGCACCCAGCGGGCTGCAGGCTGTGCCCGTTGGGGGTGCCGAGGGCCTGGTGCATCAGGAAAGCCTTTACGGCGACTGGAAGCTGATAGGCACCGCCAAGGGAACCAGCTACAGCAACGATTACGGCTACTTTGTTGAGCTGGACACTCCCATGATGCAGGGCGCCCCCGTGGAACTCGAAGAGGTGGTGCGCTGCGGCTGGTACAGCCAGGCATGACACAGCGCGCCAAGCTGGTGGTGCACCACGGTGGCCCTGGCGCCACTATCAATGGACCGAGCTGCCGGGCTGGGAAATGCTGGGCACAGTGCAGCGCGGCCACGAAATCGGCGCGCTGGCGCGCAACCTGCGCACCGGCCAGTTGGTCATGCTCAGGGCCGGGGCGGCCAGCGCCCTGGACCAGCGCAAGGTGCTGGCCGCCTTGCAGACTGCGCGGGCCGTTTGACTCGAAAAAGCCCGCGCGCATCTGGCTTTTTCTTGACCCTATGCTGCAGCTTGGCCCGACAGCGCACTGAGCAGATCACCCTGACGTCCGTCAACACGCCGCTGAGCTTTTAGCGCTTTCACTTCGCGCTCCAGGTCTCTACGTCTGGCCACCTCCTCCAGCAGTTGGTCCTGCAACTCCGTGACGCGCGTCAGGGCCGTGTGCTCCAGCGCCACGCCTGCCAGTCCCTGACCGAGGCGCGCGGCTTCGGGGCGGACCAGATGCAACACATGCTCCCCAATCTCCACCAAGGTCCGCCCATCGTTGAGGTGAACGATGACTACATCCCGCGCCGGCCCGTGCTGGTGCACCGGGCGATAGCACTGCTTCACCGCCGCAATCATCCCTTCACCGCGCAGCACCTTGATGCGGTCGTCCACGGTGGTGAGGTTCAGGCCCGTCATCTTGTGTATGCGGTCGCGCGTGGGCTCTTCACCGGCCTCGTGCAGCTGGCGGATTGCCTCATAGACCTGCGTCAGCGTGGGCACGGCCTCGACCGCGCCAGTGTCCGGATTGCCGCCGGGCGTCTTGTGGATCGTGCTGGTGGTGGCTTGGTTCATGCGGTTTCACTCCAGAGGGGCAGGCGTTGTGGCCATTGGCCGGATTCAAGAATCGTGTGGCGGGTGATGCGGCCCCACTCGAGTCCGTAGTCCCGGTGGGCTTCGCGGCCGCCGTCTACAAGGCGGTATTGGTCGTAAGCGACATGGCATCCCTCGATGTCGAGGCGCGTGCAGCACAGCGGGAATCCGGTGCGGTCGTCGGTCTTCAGGCCCATGCCCTTGCCGAGGTTGAGGTGTGCGTGCTGAGAGAAATCGCAGATGCCGCACCAAATGCAGGGCAGCGCGGCTACGGCGCGGCGGTAGGCTTCGCATTCCAGGATCTCGGCCTTGGGCACGACCAAGCCCGTGCTGGCCCCGCCCATCACAACGATGCTGGTGCACGCCATGCCGGCAGTGGCGCGGGCGCTGTCCATGGCGCGGGCCGCACGCTGCGCCAGGCGCTCTTCGCGGTCCTGCGCTGGTGCGACGGCGAGCCGGCGGCCGAAGCCGCGGCTGGGCCAGGTGCTCCGGTTCTGAATCATCGGATGTCGCCCTCCACATCCACCTGCACCAGAAAGCCGTGGTCGCCCATCACGCACACACGCGTGGGGCCGTACTGCTCCAGGCGGCAGCAGCGGTTTTCCGACCAGACGGAGAAGCGGTAGCGCCCCAGGATATCGGGGCCTTCAATGCGCTCGCGCATTGCGGCGCCACGCCACAGGGGCGGGTGCTGGGGCGCGGCGCGCACGGGGCCGCGCTGGCCACGGCGCGGAATGTCGGGGCGGAAATCAAGCATGTGCGCCGCCCTCCCCTGCGCTGGCATCGAAGTCCTGCACCTCCAGACCCAGCACGCGCGCCACAAAGCTCTCCAACCGGGCGCCGCGCGACTGCTTCCAGCCCGGCAGCCGGTGCACGGCATCGCAGGCGCAAAGCTGCGGCAGCGCCAGACGCATGTAGCCGGCCCAGCTGCCGCACGCTGGCGCGGGATTCTCCGCAGGGTTCTCGACGTGGTGGCCCTGGGCGCGCAGCACGGCGGCCGCGCGGTTGAAGGCCGGGTAGTTGAACTCTGGCAGGCCTGTCATCGGGCCGGCGATGTAGATGCGCTTCATGGCCGTGCCCTCCGGAAGGACCACGCGATCATGGCGGCGTCACGCTGGTGCTGATTGCTGCGACCGGCCCAGCCGGTCAGGCGACTGAAGGTGGCGGCATCGATCTTGGCGCCGTGGGCACCGCCGGCCTTCGCGCTGGGTGGCATGCCATGGCAGGGGATGCCCAGGCCAGCACACAGGCCGACGATCAGCTTGCACCAGGCGTCAATCTCGCCCACATTGCGCGCCATCTTTGCCCGTGCCGCTGCGCTGCCCTGGCCGGTCCACGTCTTCCGTGCCTTGCGGCTGTCCTCGAAGATCACCAGCGTGGGCCGGCGCTCTTGCAGCGCCAGTGCGATGAGCGCGGGCTCGACCTCCTCCAGCGCCTGCACCTGGCCGTCCACGATCCAGGCCAGGCCTGTGTGCTTGCCCGGGTCAATGCCCAGCACCGTGACCGGGCCCTGGTGGCCAGCCGGTACTGTCACGCGCGGGGCGGCGGGCGCCACGCGAGCGCCTGCAGCTGCTGCACCACCTGCTGCTCGATGTCCACGAACAGCCGGGACTCGTCCCTGTCCAGCTCCCTGGCCCTGGCCTTGACGTACTCCCACCACCCGGGTTGCTGGGCCAGCTTGACGAGGTGCGCCACGGCTGCCCCGCTGAGATTGATTTGGTGTTGCTGCCATTGATGATCAGACGACGATGAATTCATGGGTGTCGCTGCCGTGGCTGTTGACCAGCAGCTCGCGCAGACGGCGTTCGGTGGCGCGGTGCGCGCGGATGAAGGTGCGTGCCGGGATCACCTCCAGCACCTGGCCGTAGGCCTCGCCGAACTCGACCAGGTGGCCCAGCTGCACGGCGTTCAGGCGCATCTCCTGTCCGTGGCCGTGCTTGCGGCCCAGGTCCACGACGGCCACCACGGCATCAGCAAACAGGCTCTCGGCCTCAGGCTCTGTGAAGACGCCCATGCCCAGCAGCGTTTCGGACAGGTTCGCGGCGTCGGCCAGGTCGCGCCAGTGCTGGACGGTGGGAGCGGCATAGCCGACGGCATGCACGGCGGCCAGGACTGCAGCAGCCAAGGGCTCGCGCTTGCGCTGGTGCAGCGGCTGCCGTTCGCTGGCCGATAGCTCCTGTGCCAGCGTGTAGGTGTAGGGCAGCCGCAGGTAGTCGCGGCTCACGGCGGAATGGATGGCGCTCATGGCTGGCTCCCCTGCTGGTGCTGCGCCACGGCGGCGGCAGCGCGGCGCTTGGCCTGACTCAGGCGCATGCGGCCGGCGCGGGCCTGGACCTGCACGGGCGTGAAACGCGCGGCCTTGAGTGCAAAGGCTTCGCGCAGGGTGGCCAGCTTGGACAGCACCTCACGCTTCGGGCCGCTGGGCATGGACTCAGGTGCCGGCAGCGCCAGGGCGGCGCGCGGGCCGGCAGCTGCAGCTGCTCGCGCAGGTCGTCAGTCAGGCCCTCCAGCCCGCCCGGCAGCCTGCCTGCCGTGATGGCTTCCTGCACGGCGCGCGTGCGGGCTTCGGGGTCGTGCCCCAGGCTAACCTGAACCACAGGACGACGGCGCAGTGCACGGGCCTCGCCGGTGATCCTGCCGTAGGCCTCGATGAAGGCCTGCCGGGCGCCGAACTTGTCGCCGGCATCCAGCAGCGGCGCGGCCACGGCCCAGGCCTGGGCGATCTCATCGGTCCACACCACAGTGGCCTGCTGGTCTGCGCTGGTCAGCGCCAGGGCGTAGGCCTCGGCCGGCAGCATGCGGCCCATGGCGTGGTCCACGTACTGCAGCACGGTGCCGGTGAGGATCGGGCCGCGATGCTCGGCGCGGATGCGGGCAAGGGCCAGGCGCAGCACAGGCTTGTCGATGTGGGCCAGATCTTCCGCCAGCAGCAGCAGCAGCGCTGCAGGCCGGACCTGCTGGCCGCTCAGCTCCATCGTGGCGCCCAGCTCCTCCAGCAGCCAGTCGGTGGCGTGGGGGTCAGACATCGATCACCTCCCCCTGGCCTTGTTCGGCACCCGCGCCTGCGGCCTGGGCAGCGCCTGCACGCTCGCGCATCAGCCGCTTGGCTTCTTCGATGGCGCCAGCGTTCGCGCTGGTCTGGTCGGCTTGGCGGGCCTGTGTGCTGGTCATCCCAACGCCGGTCTGGCACTGCGTTGCCCACTTCTCAGCGTTCTGCTGCAGCAGGCGGACGGGGTGCATCTCCCGGACGATGAAGTCTTCCTGCACGCGGCGCACGTAGTGCACGGCGATGCGGGGGGCGACCTCGGCGCCAACACGGTCGATGAAGTTGCAGATCTGGCCGCCCACCGTCTGGTTCCAGACGGGCCAGCTGCGATACCGGCCCTCGTAGGCAATGGCGTATGCGATCCAGGTCTTGTGGGACTTGGTGTCCGGACCGGGGTAGCGCAGCTCAGCAGGGATCTCGTGGATGGTCCCGTTGGGTGCCGTCACACGCATCGGCTCAGCAGCAGCGTGGGGGGCTTCAGCCCCCGGCGCAATACTCTCTGCTGTAGTCTCTGAAGTAGTCTCTGTTGTAGTCTTACTTAGTTTAGATTGCGGGTTTCCTGCAGACCTGTTTGCAGCTTTCCCGCGAACCTGTTTGCGGGTTTTCTGCGAACCTGTTTGCGGGGTTCCAGCATCCTTGATTGCAGGATTCCTGCAATCTTGTTTGCAGGGGGTGTCCAGGCCTTCCAACTGGCTCACCAGCGCATCGATGCTGACTCGGAAATACAGCTTGGCGGGGATACCCCGGCGAGCCTCTTCCATGAGCCCCAGCGACAGCAGCTTCTTGCGGGCGGTCTCCTGCTCAGTGCGGCTCAGGCCGGTTTCATCCTCCCACTCCACCTGCGTCTTGAAGAACCAGCCATCGTCGTCAGAACCACGGTTGGCCCAATACACAGCCTGGGAGAGCATCAGCGCGCCAGTGATGCCAGCGCCAAGGTGAACGAACGAGCGCTGGAAGGCAATTGGACGGTCCAGCATGGAAGCGAGGTTCATGCACGCTCCCCTTGCGCCAGGCGGGCTTGGTGCTGGCCCCACAGGCCGGCTACCCAGTTCACGCCCTTGGGGGTGAACTTCGTGGTGTTGAAGGCATGCTCGTTGGCCTGGGCCACACCCGTCTTCACGACAAAGCGGCCGGCATCGATGTGGCACTGGTGCGCAGTCCACTCGCCGCCCAGGCGGTACATGATCTTTTCGTCCTGCAGCCAGGCCCGGAATGCGTGCTCGTTCGCGCCCAGCAGCTTGGCCACCTGACGGAAGCCCTTCGCGCCGTTGGCGGCCACGTAGCGGTCCACATATTCAGCCTTGGGCGCGGCCAGTGCCAGGGCGGCCTGCTGCTGCTCGATCTGCTCGGCTTGTTCAGCGGCCAAGCGCAGCGCCTGAGACATCGTGCGCGGCACCGCTGGCGCGGCCTGAGCCTCCAGCTCCTGCCACCGCTTCACCACCTTCATGCGCGCCACGGCGTCGTAGCCCAGCAGCAGGGTCAGGCAGGTGTCGCGGTCCAGTTCGTACTGCGGGTAGCGCTGGCCGTTGGCACCGGCGTAAGTCGTTGTTTCGCAAACAGGCTTCAAATCTGAAGCCTGCAAGTCGTCCAGCAACGTGCGGATGTCGCGCATCACGTTGCCATGGTCGCGGCCTGTCAGCTCGGCGATCTCGCGGCTGCTCATCGTCAGCACGGCGGCGGAAATTGCAGTGATCGCGTTCATCGGGCAGGCCTCCGAATTCGGGGCCCCAAAGGGTCCTATGAGCGATTGCAGTCGGCTGGCAGACTGCTCCTCATGCATCAACTTCTCCGCCACCATCTGCCGATAGCTGCGCTCCCAGGTCATCACGTAGATGGCATCGCGCAGCACCGTGGAGGTGTCCGTTCCCTTCAGCACGCAGTTGCGGCGGAACTGCTCGGCCGTGGATTCGTCCACCTTGGTCTTGAGCTGGATGTCCAGTTTGCCCAATGGGCCGGCAATGCCGCGCGCGAACATGGGCGCGCCAGCGTCTTCATCCAGTTGGTCCTGGATACGGGCCAGCACGCGCTCGACCTGGTCGTAGTCCAGGTTGGCCAGGGCGGCGAGCACGGCCTTGGCCGCCGCGGCTTCCGCGCGGCTCAATGTTTCGTGGGTATCACGCATGCGGGACTACTCCTTGGATGTGGAGACAGGTGGAGGGGAGTTGGGACGCCAGCAGTTGAGGCGCGACCAACCCAGCAGCCAGCTCAAAACAGGCCGGCGGGGACTTGGTGCTGCAGGCGGCACGGTGGAGCAGGTGAAGTCGCCGAAGGAATCGCCATGGATGCTCTTGAGGATTCGGTCGCGCTCTTCCTCGCTCCCGTGCATGAGGCGATGCCTGATCACGAACCGTTGGTGATCGCGCTTGGCCTGCAGGGCCGCCTCGCGTTTCCTGCGCAGTTCCCGCAGGCGCTGCACGGTGGGCGGGGCCTTGTCGCCCCAGCGGTACGGCTTATGCATGGCCCTGCTCCTGGGCGGCAGGCTGCGCAAGCTCGGGCCAGATGTCTTGCCAGTCGTTGGGGCGGAGGTCTCGGCGGGAGACGGCTCCCTGGGTCGCGCGCTCAATGCCCACGCAATGCGCGGGATCGGGCTTTGTTCCACGCGCGCGCAGTTGCTTACAACGGGCTGAGCTACGCCAAGGGCGGTCGCAAGCTTGCTGACGCCGCCAAGAAGTGTGATGGCTTGATCAAGGGCATTCATGCCCAGCATCATCACTCAAGTGATCAGAAATATCAACACCATTGTTATTCACAGTGGTGATGCAATGTGAATATGGAAACCTCAGGACAACGCCTCGCGCGGCTTCGCAAAGAACGGGGGATGAGCCAAGCCGCTCTCGCTAAGCAAGCAGGCCTCAGCGGGCAAGGCGCCATCGGCAATATCGAAAACGACACCCGTGGCTACGGCGCTAGCATCATTGACATCGCGCGCGCTTTGCAAACCACGCCCGAATTTCTGCGCGGCGAGACCATGGACCCGGGAAGCGCCAGTACCACCTCAAACGGTGAGAACGTGATCCAGGTTATCGATGACACCCCGCCGCCCGGCTACGTCCGCCTACAGCACCTCTCGGTCCGGCCGTCGATGGGCCCGGGCACGCACATGGATGAGGCCGTGCAGATCGTCCGGCATCTCGATGTGTTGGAAAGCTGGGTGCGCAAGAAGATCGGGACCGTCAACCCCGAGCGCATCAAGATCATGACGGGCAATGGCCACAGCATGAAACCAACGATTCAAGATGAAGACTTGGTGTTTGTGGATATGGGCCAGCGGACCATTGACGCACAAGGCATTTACGTCATCGATGTTTACAACCGTCTTTTGTTGAAAAAAGCCCTAATACTTTCTGACGGCACCCTTGTTCTTCGCAGCGACAACATCGTGGACTATCCCGACGAAGAGCGAATTGATCTTCGCAAGGCATCTGAGTGCATCAACATTGCCGGCAAGGTGTTGGCTTGGTGGACTATGAAGCATTGAAGCTAGAGAATAATCTGAAAACACATGAACACCACATGCCCTCTTTGCGACTCATCTGCTACATTTTCAAGGAGCGGAAAATTTAAACTATACGCATGCCCAAAATGCACCACCTTCTACATTGACGAGTCTGCCGAGGATTGCCTCAGCGAACTTGTCGAGGTGTTCAAGACGGAATTCCGACGAAAGCTCTCTGATTTATCCAGGAGAAAGGTTGAAGGTACTCGTTTTGTCATTAGAGAAGCGCCCGCAGTTGACAAATCTCTCCCGCATATCGAAAACGTCACGCCTAGAATTAGTGCTTTGATTGAAGACAACTCAACCGGTCTTGCCTGATAGCTCGTAAAGAGTTATGCATTTACTGACTCCTTCCCCCTCAGTAACGGCCATATTCATCCCGGACGTATTCTGCTCGAATTGCTTGGTGCCAGATTTTGTTGCAGCGGCTATAGTCAATACACCATCGCCAAACCCTGTTGCGATCCCATTTGCGTAAACTCGGTACACACGTTGCGTTACAGCGTCTACCGCTACCCATATAGGTCGGCCATCAGCCCCATCTCCAACACTCAGAATCCGTGGATCGATGGGGTTGATAAGAATTTCTGACCCCTCAGGGGCAGACTGCTCACTCTTGGTCATAGTCTTCCTTTGCCCGCCTTGAGCGGGCTTTTTCATGGCCGCCTGCTGGTGTTTAGCGGACCATGTAACAAATTACTGTACACGCATACAGTCATCATGCATACTAGAACTGTGTTTTTAACCAGCACCAAGGATGCACATGACCACTTCCGCCCTCACCTCGTTCCGAGTCACCCTTCAAGACTGCATCGGCATCGAGCACGACATCAAGGCCAAGGCCGAAGCCCGCTTCGCCAAGGTGATTGAACGAAGCTTCCCTAACCAAGAGGCCATGACACGGGCCTACAAGCTCTTCAACGATGCGGCCGAGGGCGGCGTAATCGGGAAGGCCAACGAGCCAGTGGCGCTCTCTTGGCAGAAGGCCTATGAAGCGGCCCAGCAAGCCGGACTCCAGGGGATTGCTGTGGAGGAGGCCTACTTTGAAGTCCGTCTTCACTAAGGACGCCCAACCCACTACCCCCTACACGGCCCCCTTGCAATCACTATGGTGTGCAAATCTTACTCCAGCACATCACTTTAGTGTTGCTTTAGAAAATAACTTATGTGATCATTGGCGCAACGTAACCAGCCACCGCACATGCGGACCGGCAGGGAAGTTGGGCACCACGGCATCGACCGGCGCGCTCTGGCTCTTGCAGCAAGCACGGCTGGGTAAAGACAGGGCGCCGCGGGCATGGCGCGGTTGGAATGTTGAACCTGCCGGTGCGAAGGCTAGTAGCGCTCTGCCCCTGGATGGGATCAGGCATCGCGAACGAGATATGGCGCCGCATGTATGCCGGACTTGAGCCGGCAGCAGGCGAGCTACCACTGCACTGCGAACCGCCTCCTGGGTCAAGAAAACGGGAGTGAGGCATGAACTGGGATGCCAAGAAAAGAAAAGCCCAGATCAACGCCCTCCCCGAGCGCATCGGGGCGAAACAAAAGCGGCTTCCCAGAGAGGCCGCTTTTGTTTCCGCCACCACCACAGGAGAGACCACCGTGAACCATTCCAATTCCCTCGCCCATCTCGGCGCCGCCCCTGCCCGCGGAGTCAGCGCCCTGCACGCCGCTGCCCAGGCGCAACCCGTCAGCCAGGTTGAAGCCGCGCTCAGCAACGTCGATGCAGGCATGGATGACTTGAAGAACACCATCAGGCGCATCTCGGGCCGGCTGGAACCCGTGATGTCGGCCGCCGGCATCTCAGCCGAAGGCAATGCGCACGAAGCCGAACCTGCATCCTCCACGCCGCTGGTGCGCCGGCTGAACGAGCTGGCCAACCAGCTGCGCCTGGACTGCGCGGCCCTGCAGGACCTGGAGCGGCGCCTGGCGCTGTGATGGGGGATGGCAGCCAACATCCCACAGGACGACTGGCACAAAACAGGATTGCGGCTGCCGAAAGCCCTTCATCAGCGAGTGCATGAAGAAGCGGCAACCAGCGGCCGGTCCTACAACGCCGAGATCGTCCACCGCCTGGCCCAGACCCTGAGCGAGGACTTAGCCGCAGAGCAGCCAGCTGCGCAGCCGGCGCTGGCCGAGATGCTGGCACAGATGCGCGAGCAGACCGGGTTGCTGCGAGATCTGGTCGGCCTGGCGCGCGAGGCTTCATCAACGCCAGAAGACTTCCGTGCGTGA